AGCAGTAAGACTGAATAGGCCCCGGGTCTTCCGGCGGCGGAGGGGGAGGGGGTGGTGGTGGTGGGCCAGAGCCATCTCCTGGGCAAGTGGTGGCGGCTCCTGCAAATTCACCGCCCCGGTACACGCAATCGCATGGGTTGGTTTGGATGCAGGAGTAGACGCCGTCCTCGTTCAGCCAACAGGCACCGTCCCTGCAATCATTGTCTGATGACCAGGACAGGCCGCTGCATGCCTTGCAGCTGCACCGGGCCACTCCGGTTGTGCAGTCCGCGCGGTTGCAGCACCGGCCGTGATTAGTACACGTCATGGGGCCAAGTAGTCGATGGCGTCGGTCGGAGCGTCGGTGGCCAGATCCACAGACAACGTCAAATCCTGCTCCCAGAGTTTGATAGTGCAGTCATCGTTCACCGTCGCCTTAAACACATACGGGAGGGTCAGGGATCCCTGAACGTCCACTCGCGTCACAAATTTCTTGCGGGCGCGCCGCCCCTGGGCTCCCTGCTGAGACAGGCGCATGTCGTAGAAGTTGGATTCGTAGTTTTCCGTGTATTCGCCAACTTGGCTCGGAGAGAAGAACGGCGAGGGCAGGGGGGCGTTGTTGATTGTGGTGGCGTTGATGTTCTGCGCCGTCACGTTGTTGGTGGTCAGGTTCTGGTAGGTGGCGTTGTTAGCGGATGTGTTGTCGAAAAAGCTGTTCCCGCCCACGTTGAAGGTCGGCCCGCCGTAGTAGCTGTTGGCCGCAAACTCTTGGCTCGTCGGGAATGAGAACTGCGCGCCGTTGTAGTTGGTGCTGTACCAGTCGCCGTTGGTGTAGCCGCCGATGTTTGGGGCTTCGTAGTAATACTGAGACGAGTTCTGCGGGAACACGTACTGGTATTGCTGGGGGTTCCACGTTCCTCCGACAGCCACCCCGTTGTTGTTGGGTGGCTGGGGCGCAGACAGCGTGACCGGCCCGCGGTGCGTGAGCGGTTGCTGGCAATTGCCCAGCGCCTGAACGACGGCTTGCACCGCCACGGCCGGCAGGACTCCGCTGAGAGCGTTGAACAGTGATGGAGCGGATTGTGTGTACATCAGCTGACGCCTTCGATGGTGAGTCCGTACAACCGAACAACGTCACCGGCCACCGTGCTTGCCTGCGTGCCGGCGACAGCCACCGCCACATGCCGGTCGCCGCCGACACTTCGCTCGTCCCTGTGGCCTGAGAAGTACGCTTTTGCAAACCCGTTGGACGGACCAAGAGACGAGCGCGCAGATCGGAGATCCAGCACTGCGGCCGTGGAGCCTGCCGCGGAAGCAAACCCACCCCGGTCTGTGGAGATTGCTGCTGGGCGCGGGGAAGGGGAGTTGTTGTAGTGCAGTCGCACTTGCATCTGCGAGCTATTGACGGTCGGGCTGTACAGGACGCCAATCGACCTGCTGCCGCCGTCCGTTTGCGATTCGCCCAGAGGCATGTTGCCAGTGCGGAACTCATACGGGATCGGGGTGCCTTGGAGGTCGGCGTAGCCGCCGCTATATGCAAATGCCCCAGAGCCAGTTCCCCACAGGGTGTCCTGCCGACCAGCGATCACTCCTTCTGTGGAGGCCGTGACGGCCGTCGCGAACACCTCTTCCCACCATGTCTTGGTAGCTATGCAATAGCAGAGGGCGCGCGTGGGAAGGGACTCGCCGGTCCTGCAGTAGAAAAACCGAATCACCTGGGCGCCATGATCGGCGCGGACGTGAAAGGCTGCGGAAGCCTGGAAGTTTATGACGCGCTCTCGCCAGTAGTTGTCCACCGGGATCGATACCGGCTCCGCCTGCTGGCCGTCGAATGCGTAGAGTCCATAGCTATCTACGATGTATGCGATTCCGCCCAGAACGTCCCAGCAATTCTGACTGAGTATGCCGCGATAGGCCACCAGCGTTATAGACGCATCAAGCACCGGCTGGGCCACGTACTGCAGGCGATACAAGTGGCGAGACTGGCACACCGCAAGCAGCGACCCCAGTGGGACTAGGGCTACGATTGCATCGGGGTCCGCCACACTCTCCTGCAGGACAAGCTCGTTGCTTTCCGGCACGGATTCCGGCTCGTCAACCTCACTGTACAGGAGCGAGTTGGGCCTGTCCCCGGAGGTGTCCACGGCATACCACGCCCGATCTTGGAACATGGTGGCCACGCCGTAGTTCCCGGGAGGCGCCTGGAATCGGCGGGCGTTAATCTGTCCGTTTGGCAGCGTGACAGGCATGAGCCCGTACTGCTCGCGATCAGTGTCGCGCAAATCATCGTCCGACAACGTGTCTGTGTACGAACCAAAAAAGCTGGGGGAGGAGCGCTGGATGGTCGCCACGCGGAATAGCACCACGGACTGATCGGCGGTGGTGCGCCATAGTTCCATGGCGGTGACGCGATCCTCCAGGCCACTGTGGGTGAATGCCCACGTCAACGATCCAGAGCCATTGGGGATGTCCACTTCCTCCAGATCGGAAATGGAAGACGGTATTGGGCCACCGCGACTTTCAGGCGTGGAGTCTAGATAGCGAATGCAGCACTTGTACGTGCCGCTCATGGGCGCGGTGAGTGTGGCAGTGGCCTTGGCGGTGGAGTCAATGACAAAGGCAGAGGGAATGGCTGAATACTGACCACCGGCATACACGGTCGCAGCAGTGAGGCTTCCGCCGCTAATGACTGCCGTAGCAGCGGCGCCGCCACCAACCGGATCTTCCGGTGCGGCGCGGAACGTAATGACCGGAGCCGACCGATAGCCAGTCCCCCCGGCGCTCACGGTCAGCGCGCTGACGCGGTACACCATATCCACCGACACTTGCGCGCCCGTGCCCCCGCCGACCAGCATGGCCGTCACGCCGCTGGTGGTTGCGCCGGTCCCAGCAGACAGGAGGCGAAGGGCCGTCACCTTGCCGCCCGCCACCGTCACGCTCGCCGCAGCGCGAGTCAGGCCCTGCGCCGTTGAGAAGACGAGGTCTGGCGCGGCTGTGTACCCCGTGCCTTGGGAGGCGATGGAAAGCGAATCCACTTGGCCAACGACGCCAACAGACAGCGTAGCCCCGCCCGCCAAGCCGCCGGACAGAGTGACCGTAGGGGTGTCTTGGTATCCCGCCCCGCCATCGGTGACATCAACGCGCGTCACGCGACCGTTTGTCAGCGTGGCCTTTGCGACCGCATCGCGACTAGGCGTGCCGCCAGAGAACACCACGGACGGCACGTTGTTGTAGCCCGCCCCGGCATTCACTAGCTGGACGGCGCTGACATACCGATTGCCGGCGGACGAACTCGCCGTTACGGCAGGCGCGGTGGCTGGCTTGGAAATGCCAATGACTTCGACTGTGGCGCTGTCGCCCGTCCACCGCAGACCGCGGCCCATGCCGTCCACACCGTACATGTCATTACCACGCCCCTTAAAGAAGCATGTCGGACGCAACGGGCCGGTGTACGCAAACGCCGTGGCTGCAGCCCCCGAGCCGCTGCCGCCGGAAAACTGGATCTGCGGAGAGCCCGTGTAGCCAGTCCCGCCAGCGGTCAGAACGACAGACTCCACGGCCGTCCCTGCCATGTGCGCAACCGCTGCGGCCCCCGTCCCACCGCCGCCGATCACCGCTACCGTTGGAGGCGATTCGTAGCCCGAGCCACCCGTCAGCACAGACACGGTGACCACAGAGCCAGATTGACGAGTCGCGATGATGGACATTATGGATGCCAGAAGGGCAGGGAGGGTGGCTGAAAGACTTCGCTATAGCGCGTCCATGCGCTGTACCGCACTGACTCTACCGCAGAGGGCGAGATTTTGTTTCCGCCCAAAGACCCAACGACAGTGTTCAGATTTCCAGAACCGCTTGTGGCGGTGGCGCTGTTCATGTAATACGACTGCACGCCATTCACATACAGATAGCCACTGCCGCTAGACCCCTCGTAGGCAAAATGCGCCCACTGACCGTTCAGGCCAGACACCGTCCGGCTGGTGTATGAGTGCGTAGACCCGATCGATGAGCCGTAATACAGTCGCACTACTGCGCTGCCGCTGGAATACGACACAACCAGATACGCCGCCATGCTTGCGTGGTAGAAGGGGATATTCAGGATGGGCTCTGCCGTTTGCCCTGAAGCGGGCATCTTCATCCACCACTCCAAGGTGTGGCCGGTTCGATCAACGGGGTATGGAGGCGATGGTGCAGTGGCGAGCGTGCCGCCAAAATTAATCACCGGATTCTGGTCGCTGTTTTGCAAAAACCCAAAGCGCCCCGAGCCCGAAGTGGTGGACGTGCTGCCGCTGATGGACGAAATGCTTCCGTTCAATTGGCGAGTGAAAGTCTTGGCTGTATTGGCGTCCCAGAGGTACAGCACGCCATCCCAGTACGGGTCCGAGTTGTCTGGAGAAGTGAGGTCGCTTGTGGTCGCATACGTGGACCCGCTGAGTGCGCTTGTTATCCCATTAGACACAAGAGAGCGAATTCGGAACGGACTGCTGGGAGCCGGGGAAATCCAGTATTTCGCCTTGCCTGTCCCGCGGTAGCCACGCCACATCCTGCCTGCAGGCGATGTCGGGTAAGCCTGAATGCCGCTGGGGCGAGACACTGCCGTCCACGTTGCCCCGGCGTCCGTGCTGTAGTCGCACGCCAAGTCTTCGGTGCCGCACGCGGGGCCCTTGGCTGGGAGCGTGACGTTCAGCACGCACGCGCCACCGGCAAACTCCACAGAATCTATGGAGTGCGAATCGGCCGTAGTGCCAGAAATGAGCGTCACGGAGTTGGAGGCACCGTACGAACCAGTGGCCGCAAAGTTGGTGAACGCAAGCTGCGCCCTCCACTGCGGCAGGCCGCCGCAGGCCGGAACAATCGCCGTGCGAGCGGACCAGTCGATCTTGGCGTTGTAGATCGCTTGGTCTATGGTGTTGCCGCTGAGCGTGCTTCCAGTGCCGACTTGGTAGTACAGCTTGTAGCCAGTGATAGCCGCCCCTCCATCGTCCACAGCCGTCCAGGTGATGGTCACAAACCCAGCGCCAGCCGTTGCGGTAACGGTGGGGGTGCCGGGCGCGGTTGCGATAACGCCTGTAACGGGCGTTGACGTGTACGGGCCCGCCCCCACGGTGGACACTGCAGCCACGCGGTAATAGTATGCCGTAGTCGCGTTTAAGCCAGTGATTGTGGTCGAAGTGGCGGTGCCCGCGCCGTCAGCATGCAGCGTCCACGGCCCAGAAGAACTGGTGCTGTATTGGACGAGATAGTCTGTGATCCGCGAGCCGTAGGCGTTGGGGGCGGTCCAGGACAGAGTCAGCGTGGTGTCTGTAAGGCTGGTCGCGTATTTGCTGGTGATCGTTGGCGTGGCCACCGCCACGGGAACCTGGCCAACCACTACGCTTGCGGACTCCGCGCTGTAGGCTCCGGTTCCGGCTGCGTTGACAGCGGCCACGCGGAAGAAGTACGTGAACCCGTTGGTGAGGCCCGAGATCGTATACTCCAGCACCGCATCCACCGTCCCATAGGTAGTCCATGTGGTGGTTGTGCTGCGGCGATACTGAAGCACGTAGCCGGTGATCGGCGTGCCGCCCGTGGACGTGGGTTGCGTCCAACTGGCGAACATCTGAGTGTTGCCGCCGCTGATCGCAGCGTTGGTCGGCGCACCCGGGGGCCCAATCGGGACGCAGGCAGCACTAGGGGTGCTGTAGTTTCCCGTTCCTACCGCACTCACCGCCGCGACCCGGAACGTGTAAGAAATTCCATTGGTCAGTCCGGCGACAGTTGTCTGCAGGACGGTAGACGTGCCATCAGAAACGGTTGTCCAAGACGTGCCGTCCGTGGAATACTGAATCAGATAGTCTGTGATGACGCTTCCGCCGGCATCGGTCGGTGCCGACCAGCGCACTGTCACAGATCCATTGCCTACTGTGCCGGCGACATTGGTTGGGGCCAAAGGAACGGTCTGCGGCGTCACTGAGGACGAAGTCACATTCGCGCTGGCACCCTCTGAGTTGACGGTGGCAACGCGATAGGTGTAAGCGGTCCCATTGGTCAGGCCGGTAGCGGTGTAGGACGTTGCAGTGCTAGCGCTCTTGGTGACGGTAGAATATGCCCCGCCAGCCACAGACACTTGGATCTGATAGTCGGTGATTGCCGCCCCGCCGCTGCTGGCTGGGGCGGTCCATGACAGGGCGATCTGAGAATTCCCGGGCGTGGCCGTCAGGCCGGTGGGGGCTCCCGGGAGTGTTCTTGGGGTCACATTGCCTGTGGAAGCGGAGTATGGTCCCGCCCCCACGGAGTTGACTGCCGACACACGGAACTGATAGGCCGTGCCGTTGGTCAGCTGCGTGACAAAGTAGGAGGTGTCTGTGTTTGTGCCGTCCGACAGCGTAGACCACGTCGCCCCTGAATCCGTAGATCGCTGAATGACATAGTCTGTGATTCCGCCGACGTTGTTGGCAGAGGGTGCCTGCCACTGCAATGTCACCTGCGCGTTGCCGTGGGTCGCGGTCAGGCTGGCCACTTGGTCGGGCACGCCAATGGGATACACAGGGGTCATGTATGTGGCGTAGTCGCTCGTCCCAACTGCGTTGCGAGCCGCCACGCGAAACACGTATGCCTGACCGTTCGTTAAGCCCGTAACGGTGGCGGAGGTGCTAGTGGAGGTGCCGTCCGCAAAGACCGTCCACGCCTGACCGGCATTGGCGCTGTACTCAACCGCATAGTCGGTGAGGACGGATCCGCCATTGTTGGTGGGCGCAGACCATGTCAGCGAAGCACCGGAGTTGGCAGCGGTCGCCAAGAGATTGGTCGGTGATGCCGGCGCACCAACCGGAGTGGCTGACGCAGATGCCGCGCTGTAGGGCCCAATTCCGTAGTTGTTCGTCGCCGCCACGCGGAACACATATGCCTGACCGTTCGTCAGGCCAGCAGCAGTGGCAGCACTGGCAGTGGCGGAGAGCGCGTAGCTCCACACGGTCCCGCCGTCCAGCGACACCTGCACAGTGTAGCCCGTGATGTCGCTGCCCCCAGTGACGGCCGGCGGATCCCAGTCCAGGGCCACGGACGAGGTCTGAGGAACCGCCGTCACGTTGAGCGGCGCGCTGGGGACGCCGGTCAGCGATGGTGCGCCGTCCGAAGCCGTAGACCTTCCAGAGAAGATAGTGCCTACAGCGTCTTGGTAGACAATCACGCTGCCGCCCGCATGCTGAAAAGAAAACGACGCCACCACAGGACGAGTGGCAGACACCGTGCTAGACAGCGTGTACGCCTGCATGCCAGGGCGCACGCTCAGCTGGCCGGGAGACAGGCACTGCACGTTGACTTGCGTGACGGCTGCGCCGGGAGGCAGTGAGTACGGAGACGCATTGGTTACCAGCCCAGCGAATTTTTCGATGTTGATCACGGGTTGCCACCGTCGAAGTTGTCGGACTGCAAGGGTGTCCGCCATGCCATGGCGTCAAAGATGACTCGCTGCGGTTGCTGGAATGGCGTCAGCGCGTCCGACTCCATGGCCAGACGAAGGTCGCGCTGGTACATGGCGAAGGCGTTGTCAGGCTTGGCGTTCCGCGTGCGAGCCAGCCAGTACGCTGAGCAGGACAGGAACCCGTTGTGCATTCCGGTGGGCATGTCCACTATGTCGGTAATGAGGTACTTAACCCCCGTGGCCGTGAGGGGCGTGGCCAGAGTGCAAGACGTGGCGCTAGACACAGCCGCAATGACGGCCTCTCCTTGGTAGGGCGCCATGGAGCCGTCGCTTCCAGGGAAGTCCGCGGACGTTCCCAGGCGAAGCACAGACCCCACCATAGCCGCCGAGAACGCCGTGCCAGTTCCCGTGACCTCCACCCCAGACACAGTGACAGTGCCTTGCCGCGAACTAGCCTCATGCCCAGAGATCCTCAACCGCCGCGGAAGGCGCCGGTAGGTGAAGTCCAGATTAGAGTTTGCCACCGGATAGCCGATGACCTTAATCGCCCACCCCGTTCCCTGCGGATCCTTGATCACCGTCCACGCATGAGGAGGGCCCGCGAGGTTGTTCGCATTCTCCAGCTTCATCGCTTGGTCGGCCGACACGTAGATGAATCGCGTCCATGCCACATGGTCAATGGGCGAATCCAAGGACCGGAAATCAGACGGCAGTGGGAAGGTGTCCTGGTACAGCGTTGCCGCGGTCGGGCTTACCAGATCGCTAGATGGCGTGAGGATCGGGTCGCACAGCAGGCGGGTGCTGCTTACGCGGGTGGCAATCTTGGCGACCGTGTTGTTGAGGCGCATGCGACACAACACCGAATTATTCGGAAATGCGTCACCAGATGCCAAGTCAAAGAACCTTGTGTTCTGGCTGTAGGTGACGGTTCCATTCCAGTTGATGGAGAACTTGATGCGCCCGTGGGTCTGGTAGTAGTTCCAGTCACGGAGCGTGGAGATTTCGCTATACGCTCGCTGGATGGACGTGCGAATGTCGGCCTGCTCTGCGTCCTGCGGACCACCAAAGCTGCTGGTGATCAAATGCTCAACGGCGTCGAAGTAGGTCAGCATGTTTTACCCGAGAGTATTTACGATCACTTTGCCAATCGCCCACCGCATCGCTGCCTGCCCCGCGCGAGCCGAAAGCAGCAGCGCGGACGCTGCGGCTGTTAGGAGAGCGCCGAGGTAGATGGAGTCTCTCATGCGACGGAGAATTGAATGGTTCCGTTTTGCGTGAACTTGTAATAGCGGTATCCGCCGGTCACATAAATGTCAGGCGATCCTGTGGTTGTCGCGGTGTGCGTGGTTGGGATTCGCAGGATCACCACGCCAGAGCCGCCAGAGCCGCCGTTTGCTCCGTTGCCGCCGCCGCCGCCGCCAGAGCCAGTGAACGCAGCGCCGCTGCTGCCTTGTGCCCCTGAGTTGCCACCTGCGCCGCCGCCACCGACGCCACCGCTGCCCGGTGTCGGCCCGTAAGAGCCACCAGAGCCGCCAGCAGCGATGTATCTTGTTCCGCTTACATCTACGCCGGCGTTAGCGGCAGCAAGGAAGTCAGACTCGTTACTCCTGCCGGGACCGCCCGGTGCCGTGTGGCCGGTACTGCCAGCGCCGCCTGCGCCACCGCCGCTGCCGCCGTTGTATGGCTCCCCTAAGCCATAGCCGCTACCGCCGGCGTAGCCTTGACTGCCGCTGCCGCCATCGCCGACAGGCGGATATCCGCTACCGCCGCCGCCGGAGCCGCCAGAACCACCCGCCTCGCCAGAACCGGTAAACAGCCCCTTAAGGCCGTCCGCGCCGCCGCCCCCCCCGAGGGCAGTCAGCGACCCCGACGAAATCGCGAAAGTGGAGTTTTCGCCGTTCGTGCTGTTGCTGCCACCAGCGCCGACAACAACCGACAGCGAACTGGCGAGGGCGGCAATCCCTGATCCGTACAAGTATCCACCAGCACCGCCACCGCCACCGCGACCATCACCACCACCGCCGCCACCGCCGACGAGCAAGTAGGTTACGGCCACGCCGGAATTGGGCGTCACGGAACTACTCGCCGCCGAATAAGCACCAGTGCCCACGCCGTTCACCGCTGCGACGCGAAACGTGTAGTCCGCGCCGTTTTGAAGCTGCGTCACCGTTGCGCTCGTCGCGGTCGAGGCAGATCGTGTGAAGGTTGTCCAAGCGCCGCTGCCCTGACGGAACTGCAACGTGTAGTCTGTGATCGGAGTCTGCGAAAGAACCGTTGGCGCAGTCCACTGCACTACGGCCTGACCGTCGAATCCGCCCGCCGTGACGCTTGTCGGCGCAGGCGGCAAAAACAAATCCCAGCGAGAATCGGAGCCGCCGCCGCCGCTCGCTGGCGTCAGTTCCCACACCGATCCGCCAGCGTAGGTGTAGCTTCTTCCGTTTTGCGTGGAGGTCTGGCCCACGGTGGGCGATGATGGAAATGAGAATGGCATGGTGTTAGTTCCCTAGTTCGATGTACACTGCGCCCGACGAATCCCATCTGTACACGCGGCTGTAGTCACGGCTGATGTACAGCGTCTGGCTGGCCCCCGCCGCCGGGAAGCCCGCCGCCGTGGTCGCTTCAACGAGTGAAGAAGCCGGCCTATTCGACAGATCGGCATAGCTGCCGCTGGTGGCGACAGTGGCCAGTCCAGCCACGGCACTTGCCGCAATCGTCGCAGCGGTAGTCAGCACGCCGCTCGCACCAGTGACCACAAGCTGCCCGGCGGTGATGCCAATCGCGCCCTGACTGCTGATGTTGCCGTGAACGTGCGAGGCCGGCGTGCGCGCATCAGACAGACGCGAATCATTTCCTTGGCAGGCCGTGCCAGCGGTTGTTCCGTATGACACACTGATGGTGCCAGACGATACGGAGATTCCGGTGCCGACAATACAACCGCCAAGAGTTGAGGAGGTTGCAGCTGGCAGGGTGTATCCGACCGATGCGGAAATGACGCCATTCGCGTCGATGCTGATTCCAGAGCCAATTCGGACGCCGCCCGTCACGGAGCCGGACGCTGTGGGCAACGTGTACGCGGCGGGGATCGATGGCTTGTCGATGAGGTCGGTGTAGCTGTTAGTGCTGCATACCGCGGCCAGCCCGGTCACCTGAGAAGCAGAGATCGTAGCGGAGGTTGTCAGAACACCGCTGCCCCCAGTGATGACGAGCAGTCCGGCCGTGGTGCCAATCGCCCCCGCGCCGGTGATGTTGCCGTGAGAGTGAGCGGAAGAGGACACCGCAAGCGCGGAAACGCCCCCGGCAACTGTCCTGTAGAACAGGCGACCGTCCGCCTGGTTCACGGCCACCTCCCCGTCCTCCAGCGAGGCGGGAACGGCGTTTGCGGTATTGCTACGTTTCAGTCGGGGGGGCGGCATGAAAGTCCTGCGAAATGGGCCTAAAGACTATTGTCCCTCCGCCCACGTTCCCGTCGCCTCGTCGATCTGCGCAGCCTCGGCAAACGCCTGATCGACTTCCTGCTCGGTCAGCCCGAGAGCCGCAGCCAACGGAATCAGCATCGGGTGCGACCGCTCTACATAGGGCGCGTACTCCCATTCGACTCGCACTGAATCTCGCTTTAGCTCGTCGGTGATTGCGTCGATAGCAGCATCGACTGCCGCCATCGGCACGCCCTGACGAATTAACCAGAGGCGTATCTGGCGTGCTGACACTGTCGCAGGCGTAGGCTCTGGTGGCACGATGTCATCCTCTGGCGTCCGCACCGTCTCAACAAAGCCCGCCGCAGCGAGAACTTCGGGGTGGCTTGCCCACTGATCGGGATCGGTGCGAGTGCTGCCGTCTGGCATGCGGACACGCCACGGCAATGGCTCAATGCGACCGGTGGAAAGGTTGCGGTAGATCATCACAGCCCCCATTTATTCACTAGGTACGTTTCCACGGCTATCGCCTGCCCAGCCGTGAGCGTGCCCGAGTAGGCAATCACCTCGCCAATGTGCCCGTTATTCATAGTGCGGCCGGTAGAGCCAAACGAGTCGGCACCGAGGACTATTGGCTTGCTTCCAGTGACTGCCGTAAATGATGCGCTAGTGTGTTGCCACCTGTCTGGCGAAGTACGCGCAGACACGCCAGTAGCAAAGTTGACAAAGTTTGCGCTGGTAATCGCAACTCTATTCAGCCTATACGCCACAGCCGTGACACTACCGGGATTAGAGTCCACTGCCACGGTATCGACGGACGGCGTGTTAAGGTTGTAGTTGAGCGAGCCGTTTGCGACCTTTGAAGAACCAGACGTGCGAGCGCTTACCACTGACGTGAAATCGGACCTTGTAGTCGGTTGATTCCACACCACAAAAATTGTGCCGATTGTGTATGTATAGGTGCCGCTCATCCAGTCGCCAGTAAACTCTACGGCCGACAGACCGTTCTTGACGTTCGTTTTTCTCAGCGGCTGTATTCCGCTGGTCGCCTGCGTGAAGTGCCTAGCGTTGCCAGACTTGTCCTCCCACCTCGCCACGGCACCGTCCGCAGCAGCAAGAGAACCGCCACTGGTGGCGTCGTACAAACTTCCGGCGTCCGATCCGTCTAACCATAGCTGTAGGCCTGGTAGTGCAGAGGGAGACGCGATTGTTAGCGGCCAGATTCCATCGCGAGCAGCCGACTCTAGTTCCGTAATACTCCACACGCCGCTCGCGCTGGTCGCAGTCGGAACGACTCTCCTGCCAATGCATCCGCCGCCGCGCTGAAGCCCCACTAGCTGACCTCCTCGTAGGAGCAGACCACCGCCAGGTCGCCGCCCGCACTCGCCGTCACCGTCAGCCGTCGATCCTCCTCCAGCCATACGGACGAGTCACGCCCAAGCAGCACGACAGTCGCGTCCGCAGGGATCGTCACCGTCGATGCCAACGCGAACCCTGTGCCGCCGGATGCTGCGTTGTAGATTCTCACCGTGGCATCGACACTGCTCGTGCCGTCGATGTTGGCGAGCGTCACCATCGTCACCCGGAGAGCCTTCCCGCTGGAAGCAGCGTTGACGAGCAGGTCCGTCTCCGTCGTATTCGCCAGCGTTAGGTAGGTGGCCTTGCCGGTTATGGTCGTTGGTGCGTTGAGGTTTGGCGCTGCCATTGTTCACCCAAAAAGAAGGTTGGAGCCGTAGCTAGATGCAGACGAACCGCCACCACCGCCACCCGAGACGCCGACCTCTACGTAGACGGGCGATTCCCACTGAAAGAGACGAGATTTAGATTCGTCCAGATACAGCGTTGTTTCCGAACCTGTCGCCGGGAAGTTTGCCACCGAAGAATGCACCGAGAGCGACGAACCGCCCACTTCCACCATGCTGCCCGATGCGTTCTTGATCCACAGCTTGCCAGCCGCGGAGTCCCACGCCGGTTCGCTGGTGGCAAAGTCCGCCGCCACCGGGGAGGCCGAGCCAGTGCGAATGGTGATCTTGTTGCCGCGAGGCATCAGTAGGTTCCGCCGTCGATGTCGGAGCTAGGTGCCAAATAATCCGTGCCGGCCACCGCTGCGGAATACGCTGTGCCATTACCCTTCAGGAGCCCTGACACGGCAGAAGTCAGACCCGTGCCCCCGTATCCCACAGCAACAGACGTGCCCTGCCATGTGCCGCTGCTGATGGTGCCAACGCTGGTCAGGCTGGAGCCGGTGACGCCAGAGCCGAGCGTGGTTGCAGAGAGAACAGTGGATCCGTTGATCTCATACACCTTGCCGGTCAGGAGGTTGAAGTCCTGGTTGCTCGTCCAAGCTCCGGTTGCGCTGACCCAACTCAGCGTCTTGTCGCTGTTGCCTTTGAGCGTGATGCCGCCGCCGTCTGAGGTGGCGTCCGAAGGAGATGCGGTATCGCCAAGGATGACGTTGATGTCATCGACGCTAACCGTGGTGCTGTTGATGGTGGTGGTCGTACCGTTGACCGTCAGGTTGCCGCCTACCACCACGTTGCCAGAGAACGATGCCCCAGACAGAAGCGCATAGTTTGCCAGCTGCGAACTGACGTTGACATTTGACACGGCCGAGTCAACGTACGAAGTCGTTGCGTACGCGCCACTGCCGCCGACGGCGATGATGCTCGTCGCCGTTCCGCCGGCGCCGCCCGTGCCCGTGCCGTAATACAAAATATTCGTCTGCTCATTGTAGGCCAATTCTGCGTTGGCCAGGCTACTGGGAGCCCCAGCGCCACCGCCACTTGCCCGTCGCTTAATGCGTACTGTTGCCATCAGAAGTTACCCCCGTCTAAAAGTTGCGTTTCCGCGTAATTGCGCCACTTGCCGTTTGACCAGCGCAACACATCGCCAGTCTTGATGTCCGTTACTTCCACGTCGCTGGACGATGGGAGCGAGAATCTCAGAGCGTTGAGTAGGTACGGCAAGTCGGCCCACCTCGTCACGCCGTCGCCAATTTTGATGGCACCAGAACCAAAGGCCGGGTCCGTGTAACTGAAAGTGTCCGTGGACGAGGGGTCACTAAGCGGCACATCCCGCTCATACCCCATCTCGCCGGCCGCAAGGATCGGGTTGGTTGCAGCCCACTCTGCGGCTGTACCGCGCCGGAACTGAACGAGCCTGTAGCTCACACGCCCCTCCCCTTGGCACGGTAGGCATGCTTCTCAATCACCTTCTCGCGCAGGTCACTCGTCTTTGCGGACGGGTTCTGCCGCTTGGCCTTGGCCACTTCCTCGCGGACAATCTTTTCACTGATGAGCTTGCGCTTCGGATCCGCCGGGCCCGGGTCATAGTTCACCGTGCCGGTCACAGACAGGCGGCGCTTGTGGGCGACCTTCAGGATGTCATCGTTGTTCGACACCCACGCCTCTGGATCTCTCCAGCCGCGGTTATCTGCCAGCCCGCCAACGTAATGCTTGCCAGAGATGTTGATGCCGGCCTTCTTGGTTTCAGCCGCCACGTACTTGGCTTGGCGAGGAGGCATGTCATCCAGCTGCTGGTTGTTCATGCGGCGCTCCATGAACGCCCGGTCGGTGCCAGACGTTCCAGGTGGAGTTTGCGTGGCGACCATCGCAGCCCACTTCTCGCCGTAGGGTAGGGCGCGCTTGTAGGCGGCAATAGCGTCAGCGCCGGCGCGCTTCACGTCAGCTGGGATTTCCATTGGGCTGTCCTTCGGGGGGAGGGGCGTCCTGCGGAGGGGCAGGAGGCGGCGGCGGCGGAACCATGTATCGGGACACGTCCACGTTCATCGCCTTGCCCCAATCCTCCAGCAGGGCGTTGAACAGTTCTGGCCGTCCGGCCTGCAGCAGGCCCTGACTGATCGGAGCCAGGATCTGCATCGCATTGGTAATGTTCTCAATGCGCGTGGCGTTGTTGGGCTTCTTGACCGACCCAGCTTCAACGCGGTACGAATACTCGCGCACCACGGAATCCGGGTCTTCGCCCTGAACGTGCATCTGCCACGCCTGTGCAGCCATCGGGCCCAAGAGCGGCGCAACGTCCTGCGGGCCAATCAACCAGCGGGCAAGGAGAGCTTCCTTGCGAGCCACCAACGACAGAGCGTCTTCCAGGATATTTGCGTAATCGTCTGGCCTGACCGAAATTTGCTCTGCCTTCACCTGCGCTTCTGCAGCTGACCGGAACTGATTTCTGGTCATGCCATAAATGAGTTCTGTCAAACCCACTCGCCGGTCGAACAGCGCCGTGACCTCAGAGATGATGTTGTACATGTCCGATGTGACACCCGGCATCTGGAAGACCGAGATCACATCGTTGACCGACCGGCCGATGGCTTCGGAGATTTCTACGATCTTAAAGCCGCCCTCGTCCTTCTCTAGGATCTTGGCTTTCAGATCGGGGTCGGCCGACTTTGCTACACCGATCAGTACCTGCGCGCTAGTGGCGATGCGCGTGGCCAGGAAGCTCATCGCCCAGTTAATGAACCGAAGCTCACCGATGCCGGGACGAATGATGGAGATCGGCCAGCTGTAGCCGGGCTTGCCGTGCCAGACGAGCGGAGTGAACGGCCAGCCGCCCGGTTCTGCCCAGAACGGGATCGGCCACTGAGCCGCCATGAACATCGACTGGGGGACACCCGTCTCGTCCACTTCTTCCTGCAGCATGGCTTCCGGCATGTTCAGCGGGAAGTCAACACCCTCCGCCACAACGATGTAGCAGTTGGGTCCGAAGGCGTCGAACTTGCCGCGGAGGTCTTGGTCGGAGTTCTTCAGCCGATCACCAAACCCGGTCTTGGAATAGATTTCCCAGTAGACGATGAGGTCGTTCGTCTTCCCCATCTTCTTCTTGTATTCAAAGCCGCGCTCGTTGTTGTCGCCGCGGGACGAGTAGCTTTCGATGTGCCCCTTCAGATCCTCGCGGGACAGGCCGAACTTCTCAGCCACCTCGTCCAACGGCTGGACCCGTTTGCGTGCGGCCCAGCGGATGTCCTCAAACTCATCGGCATCGGGATCCCACACCAAGTTGTCGATGGTGTCGTAGAAACTGCCGGCCATCTTCACCTGCGAGCCAGGCGGAGAATAAAGCTCATGCCACCACACACCCGCACCCTTGATGAACGCTTCCTCAACCACCTTCCGAGAATGCTTCTTTAGGTCTAGCTCGTTGGGGGTATAGTTGAGATAGTCTTCCAACAGGCTGGACACCAGCTTCCGGCGCTCCAGCATCATCTGCTGGTTTTGCAGGCCCTGCTGGTACGCCATCATCCCGGGGTCCGGCATCATCACCGGCTGACCATCGGGGCCAATGATGGGCTGGCCGTCAGGCCCCATGGCCGGCACTGGAGGCTGCGGCTGGATGCCAAGGAGTGCTGCCCCGATGATCGGGTACTCTTTGGGAGTCACCGAGCGATTGGGATTCCGATGGTGGATCACCGCGGTAAAGAGGCGGACGGCCTCCCACACGCGGTTGACCTGCATTCTGAACGCCGGGGGCGTCATGCCCTTGTTGTAACCCCTCTCCCCGCGGGCGTACCCGTCCCGCCACATGAAGTCCGGGTCGCCCGCAAAGAAGTTCATCGCCTCATCTGCGTCCTCAGAAAAGGGGCGCTTGTGGGCCTGCGCTTGCTTAATGCACTCAAGCCAGCGGGCGACTATCGGACGCAGGGGTTTTTCCATGAAAGGCTCCTATTAGCAAGTGTCCTTACTTGCCTTTTCGGGCTTCCAGTTCTGCGACTTTCCGTTCCAGAAGCGCCACTTTCTCGGACAGAATGGCGTTCTTCTGGGGCTTGTGTTCCCAGAATCCGTATTCCTTCCAGGCCGGGAATTCATTCACGCCGGGGTCGGTGACATGGTGGACCGAATGCTTCTCAGTCCCGCCGTACCCGGGGGCCAGAGCCCACAGCGTCAGGGTGCGCTGGCTAGCCCTGGTCACCATGGCCGGGACGGGATCGGCACCTTCATGGGCACGGAAGAACACCCAGTCGCCAAGCTCTGCGGTCGGCATTGAATAATCGCTCATCTTCGTCTACTCCCCATTGGCCCGAGAATCACGCAGTTGTCTTCGGACCCCTGCTGCCTGCGGCGTTTCTCCGCGAGGTACTTCACCCACCAAGGATCGGGACCATAGGTCTTGGGGGGTGCGTGGTATTTTGGTTCGTACGCGCAGAGGTACTCCACCGATTGGATGGCATGAACCTCGCCGCGGCTCTGCGGCTCATCGGTCACATAGACCTGACCGTTGACGCTAGTGGTCTTCTTGCGGTAGCGGCGGATCTCGCGCATGAGATTCGGACAGGCGCCCTCCAAGAACTTCAGCTTGGTGGACCCGTCGCCGCGGATGTGCAGCATCTGCCGGACGAGCGCCGTGCGGGCCGGGATGTCATCGGAGCCTGGAATGAATCCGAACCCGCTCATCTGCGACTTGATGCCGCGCTTGCGGAGTTCCTCGGAGTACAGTTCATGGGGAAGACGGCCTGACCCCAAGTCTCTGAGCATGCCGCCGTGCATGTCGATGATGAAAGTCCGGTAGTTCTGTCCATCGGCCTTCTGGGCGAACTGGTCACCAAAGATGAGGGCATTGGCTTGGCGGATGTACAGTTCGTCGTAGATCAGCAGGAACTTCTCGTCCGGCGGCACGGCACCGAAGACGCACGCGAGGACTGTATGGCCAGGGTCGATCGCCACATACCGCGTCCATTCAGCGGGCACCACACCACCGGGTAGATCCTCGCGCCGCAGAACATGCACTGCAGGATTGAACGACGGGTACATGAGCGTGCTTTCCGTGGTGAACTCACCCTCCGCTCGCATGCGAAGCTCGTCCATTCCCAAGGCCGACCACCGCTCAATGTTTTTCTTCTTTTCCTCTTGGTCGATGTGGGCGTTATCCAAGAAGCGCAGGGTGAACTTCTTGATAATCGGGTTCTCTTGCCCTTCCTCTTCGGCCTTGTCCGCACGTTCACACAGCCCCAGCAACGCATCGTTCTTACTATGTGGCATCGCACTCCAGACAAACCGGCCTTTACGGTCGGCAAGTCTCGCCTGCATTTCACCGACCCACCGTTCATTATTAATATCCTCATCAATGTGAACTAAGTCGGCCTGAAAGCCCTGCGGTGGTTCGCCTTCTGAGGAGAAGCAGTTGATAGTCCAGCCGTTTGTAAGCTCTGCCTTGTTGAGGTAGCCGGCGTTCTTCAGCACCCAACTCATCTCTTTGATCATGCGAGGCGGGATGAGAGGCGGCGCTGGTTTGGCTTTTGAGGGATCGTCCACCCCGGGCTTAAAGGCCCTCCACTGATTCGTTGTCTCGTCCTTGATCATTTTGAACGCCCCGGCACGGAACAGCATCGGTACTATTACTAATCCTACGTGGGGCCAGTTCCTTCCGATGATCACTAGGTTCCCGCCCTCCTTCGGATATTTCCCGTACGGGTCTTGCCCGGTAGCCGCGCGTGCGTCCTCTACGAAACTTGCGGCACTCTTGCCGCTTCTGTTGCCTCCGATTAGCAGGCGTTCGCTCGCCATGCACTTGTGGAACTCCTCCTGCTTGGGCATGGGGGAATACAGACGCAGGGCTTCGATCCGGCGCTCAGCCAGTTCGATCTGAACATCGCGCAGCTGGTTGAGAGCGTGCTGCGTGATGCCTTGGACCGCCGGCTCGTCAGGTGGCGGCGGTGGGGGGATCTGTGGGTGCTTGCGCATATTCTCCGCAGTAGTCGTAGTTCAGCGTGATCGGCTGACGGTCATCATCCGGCCCCGCCTGGGGCGGGTATCTCCGACACTTCCCGTACATTGCCTGCCCCGGCATCGCCTTCCACCACCGGCACTTCTGACACTCCATGCTGCATCTCCTTCAAAGGGATTCCCTGTACTGTGATCGTTGTTGCGGCCTCAAGGATCCGCTGGCGAAGCTCGTCTTCCAGTTCCTCTTCAGTCCAAGCGGTGAGGGGTTTCTTCGCCCCGCCCATCGCCGTGTTCGCGGAGACAAGCCGAACGACGGTGTCCAGCATCTTGGTGCGGAACGCGCCGCCGGACGGTGAGTCGAAAAGCTGCTTCATGTAGCAGTTTGCAAATCCTCGCACCCCACCGAAGTATTCCATCAGAACCTCCAAGAGTTCCGATGAGTGGGGGATGTTCGCTCCGCCGATCCTGGCAGAGGCTACAAAGAGATCGACTGCGCCCTTCTCAATCTCCGCCAGCTTCTTGTTGGTCTTCTTCTTGCGTGACTTCTTCTCATGGGCGTTGCGGCACTTGCGGCAGCGTGCGTGAAACCCGTCCTTGGATTTGTGCCAGTGGGTCGGAGTCAACTCATAGGAGTGACCGCACTGGATGCACGCCTTGTATTCAGCCATTCGTTATCGACGGCTTGGTCGGCCGATAGTTCCACTTAGGGCGCAGGTCAACGAGCTTTACGTTGCTGTCGCACTTGGCTTCCCAGCAGCTGCGCAGTTTGTCGCTGACACCCCTGGCATCGATGGCCACGGGCTTGCCAACGCACTTGGGTTTCCAGTGACCGGCCCACGCATCCCAGTTGCAGAACACCGGGGAATAGCCAAGGCGCTGCGTGCCGACCAAGGACAGGTCGCGAGTCATCGTCACGTCTTCCGTGGACGCCTTGTTTGCGGCGTACTTGTCGGACCACTCATAGTAGAACCACGGCTTGTCATCTTCGGACTTGGGCTCCGTAAGCTCAAACGCTCGCATGTCGTACATGATCAGGCCGGTCGGAAGGGCGGCGCACTCTTGGATGCCAGCCATCTTGATCGCCGTGTGCCGGTCGTACATCTCCAGCTGGAAGTCCGGGTTGGCGTTCTCGTTCTGCTGGTTCTGCCACCGGAACACATAGACGCACTCCGCGGGCGGCGGGCCGCAGTACGGGGCGCCGATGACCACCGGACCCTTGGCGTAGTGATCCACTAGGAAGTCGAACGATGACTGGAAGAACGGCTTGGCGCCCTCCGCAGTCACCAGCATGTCCGGCTTCATGTCCGAATCGACCATGAGCAGAACATCACACCCGTAGTCGCGTGCCATGAGGACGGCGCGGTTGCGGGTCATGGTGATCGGAGTGTCGGCCAGGTTCCAGATGCGGATGTCTTGGATGCGAGGATCTTTGCTCGCCTCCGACACCATCGGCACCATCCACTCCCGAATGTCGGGAACCTCGGAGCTAATGCCGCCATTGCCGCCGTAGCTGAACGTGCAGATGCCGACCGTAAACTTGTGCAACATGATCACCTCGGGGGTTGGTGAACTATTGTATAGGCTAGCTAGGCGTTTGCAAGCGGAGATTGACGTGAGAACGGGTTGCGCCAGCCGTTGCGAACCATCTTCCCAGCGTTCTCCCACAGGGCCTGCACGTCATAGCTTGGGGCATTGCGTGGCTGGGGCGTGGAGTACACGCCGCTCTGGTAACTGCCCAGGCGCGCGTTTAACTGGTCGATGAACGCATCTCGCCGCGCGAAGTCTGGCGATTCGCTTGCGGCGCCCGTGAAGTCGGTCGCCTTCTGAGTGAATGCCGCCGGCCGGTAGCCGTCCTGCGCGTAGGCGTAATTACCAAAGTCACTGCTGCCCATCCGCGCGGGAGCGGCCTGGGGCTTGCCGTCAAAGCGCAGCTGTTGGCGGTAGTGTTCGCCCGGCGCTGTGTAGGTGTTGGCCTGCGGGGTTGCCTTTTGCGACTGCGGCCTAGCCTGGTTCCACGCCTGCGCCCAAATCTGGTTGCTTGGGGTGGGTGCGGAAGAGGCGGCGACTTGCGTGAAAGACCCGGGCTTGTAGTCACCAAACCCGTGTTGCTTCAGGATGGCCGAAGGGTCGAATGGCTTCTGGGCGGCTTGGTAAGCCTGCTTGTACTGCCCGGTCTTCTCATCGAAGTTGGGAGTGCCACCAGCCCACACAGTAGCCATCAGCGATCTCCTTGCTGGGTGGTCAGGCCGTCAGTGCCAAGGCCAGTGCCGTAAAGCATTCTGAGTCGGTCGGCATCGTCCTGCGGAAGATCGCGTATCTCAGCGATCAGCTGGCGCAGGAAATCTAAGTTCTGGATTGCTGGTGGGTTGTCCATACAGAAAACGGGGCCAGGATGTTTCCACCCTGGCCCCGCCCCCGAAAGCCCGTGAAGGGCAAATTACGAAGCCCGAGTCTTAACCAGGGCGAGAACAGCCGATCCGGTTGTCGCACCGGCACTCGCCGCAAACCCGATGACACCGATGCCGTTGTCGTTGGCACCAGCGGTGCTGGAAGACAGCGGAGACACCGTCACGCGGCCAGCCGTAGTGGAGGTGCTGGCAGCAGAGGTGATCACCGACAGCCGGTCGCGAACGGCAACGTCCGAACCGGAGAGGGCAACCGACACTTCGGTCGGGCCGTCAACCGTCACCCAGAACACGTCGTTCGCAGCCACACCGCCGGCAGGGAGGAACTCGTCCACCACGCCGCAGAGCGCCTCGTTGGCAACAGACGCATAGCCGTCAGCCGAACCGAACAGGCCAGTGCCCGTGCCGGACAGCCGAACAACTCGCTTGGGCAGCAGAGCCACACCGGATGTGTTCCGAACAGCGATGCACACCTTGCGACGATTGCTGCGGACCTGACCCGTGGTGGGGTTCACGTCGGTGAACTCCTTCACAGCCCCGACCCAGTTGTCGCCATACGAACCAGAAATACCGACCAGACTGTCGTTGGCACCGATGATGCCAAGCGTCTGACCAAGACCGAACGGAGGATCAACTTGCATTCCCATTGTGACTAGAGTCCTTTCTCAGGCGAGAGTGGTGAGCTTGAAGAAGTTACGCGGCGACTTGAACTTCAGGTTGCCGAGCGTCGAAACAACGTAGCGGTACTGCTGCGTGATTTCGTCATAGAACGGTCCCTCGCTATTGAGCAGCTGACCTTCCATGCAGAGCAGTTCGATATTGCCCACAGACAGGCCATATCCGGTGTTGGCGGGAACAGAATTTTCACTACTGATTTCCACGCCGTCCAACTCAAACACATCGGTGAAGCCATAGGACCGCAGGCCGTTGGTGCGGCTGACGATCACGCGCTCCTTGGAGTCCAGCGTGTTGAGGAAGTCGATGAACAGGCGGCGATCAAGCAACACCATGTCCACTTGATCTTCCTTGCTGTCGTTCCGGCGGGTCTGATGAATCGCCTCACGCACAGCCTTCACGCAGTTGTCCTTCCACGTCGCTCCACCGAAGTAGGACGAAGTGAAGTTGACCTGCACCGGCGAGAAGAAATCAAACTCAGGATCGGCGTAGCCGTTGGGCCAGACGCCGGTTGTCTGCGAGCCGCCGTAGGCACCCAGCACGGTCGAAAGACCAGCGTAGGTGTCGGTCGGGTAGCAGAACGGGTCAGCCGCATTGGCCGCACGCTGGGCGCCAGTGGTAACATTGACAGTACCGTTGTTGCCCATGAAACTTTCGATGCCGTGGAAGCGAAGCTCGTTGCCAGCAGCATAGCCGTCAACAATCCACTCCTTGGCAAGGTACTGTTCCATGCTCGTCAGCAGACGGCTGGCCATCTTACCAGCGACGTTTACAAGAGCCTGAGCCGAACGGTTCTCAAGCATCTCTTTCTTGTAAATCGCGTCAGAGGCTTGCGCGCCCCGGAATTCAAGCTCCGCACGCTTCCAGAGGTTCTGGCGCGCGAAGGTTCGCGGCGTCTCACCATTGTTGCCCGAAGGCGTGTGATTACGGTACTGGAGTTCCCAGTCGAAACCTCTGCCCGACATGTTGGTTCGGATCTGGCCCGAACCCTCAAGCGCGGCGAACAACTTGTACTTACGAAGCGATGCAACCTCTTCTTCGCGAAGATGGTTTACAATCGTCGTAGCAATAGACCTTGCCCAGTCAGTCGAACTAGCCATCAGATAACTCCATCGTTAGCGAGTTGGCTTTTCAGCCGGTCCTCAAAACTCATCCGCGAGCGCGGTGCGCGCGGTTCCGTAGTTCCAGCACTTCGATTCGGGGTGCGCGTTGCACGCTCCCGAAGGAACTGCATGTTCTGTTGTGCCACTGGGTCCGCAGGTGCCGCTGGGGCCGGTGCTGGCGCTGGCACCCCTGCGAAACCCTGCGCCGGTTGTGCCTGCATCTGCTGGTAGCGCATGTTCAGGAGGTCGCGCTGCAGCATGCCGGTCGCGTACTTCCAGCGGTCATTGGCCGACTGGATGCCCAGCTGCGCGGCCTGGCCGATGTACTGCGAGATGGCCTGACCTTCACGGGTGGGATTGCCCTGCTGGTCGTACAGCCAGTCGGCGTTCTGCCGCTCCAGATCCTGAACAAAGTTCTGGGTCTGGTACTGGTTGAGATGGTTCTGCACCATCTCCTGCGCCTTCTGGATCGCAACCTGCTCAACGAAGGGCTTGAGCGTGTTTTCGGGATCGGTCACCAGCTTGCGGGCGAAGTCGGCCGTGTACGCCTGGTACTCGCGCAGAGACTGCTGGGCCTCATACGGAGCATCGGGGGAGATGACTTCCTTGCCCGTCTGCGGGTCGCGGACGATGTAGCTCCTCCAGGTATCTTTGACCTGGGGAGGGTTCCACCACTTGGGCGCTTCCGGCTCCTTGGGCTTAGCCGCTTCGCGCTGCGCCGCCTGCCACTTGGCGTATTCCGCCTTGTTGCGGATGTACTCAGTGGTATCGGGGATCAAGCTCTGGAACTGCTGCAGCTGCCGCTGGGTTTCCCCGTAGCCGTTGTAGGCCCGGTACAGGTTCTGGGCGATGGTGAGATCGTCCTGACCCTGGAAGTCCGGCAGATGGCGAAACGCGGAGTAGGGGGTATCAAAGCCGGGAGTAGAAGTCTCCGTACCGGCCGAACTCTCAACTGGAGAGTCGTAGCTCGCCGTCTGCTCTGCGACGGGAGCGTCCTGCGTCTGGATGTCTGGTGTTTCGTCTGACATGTAAATCCTTTCGGGGGAAGGGTCTACATAGTCAGTGTCCTGTTTCTCCTATTTTGTTACGGGGTAGGTCTAAGTGTCTTGGTCTTTGTACTGGTCGGCATAGCGAGGATCAGTGCGCACGGCCGGGTAACGGCGCATCGTCTGCTTGCGGATGGTGGTGCGTGTTGGGTCTGAGGTTGGGAATTGAATGGCGCTCTTGTCGTATTTCGCAGGCAGGCGACCGTTCTGGTGCCACATCTCGCGCGGGCCGTCCCAGTTCACGCCGATGTCGCCGGCTTCGATGAGCTTGCGGATCTGATCTTCGATGTCGGCCATTGCTACCTCGCTGGACTCATAAGCTGGCGGATGACTGGGCCCTGGCTGTCCACTGCACCGCCGTATCGGAGAGCGTTTCCAGAGGCTTTGAGTGCGTTCTTGGCTGCGCCGATAGTGGGAAGCGGAAGCCAGTTGCCAAGATCGGTGGCGATGTCGATCATCATGGCATTGCCGGGAGTGGCGTATTGCCGCCAGTCATCGGACTCTCCGTATCCACCAACGACTCTTGCTCCAGTGAGAGGAGCGACCATGTTGCTTGGGATACTGGCGAGATGGCCCAGGGCTGCAGAGGGGTTCCAGTTGCCTTCTCGCGGAACCAAACCGTTCTGGCCTTCGACAATGTTGACCAGCGGGCCGCTCACCTCTTGGACTGCGCGAAACGCCGCGTCCCTTCCTCTCCCCAGGCTATCCAAGGCTTTCAGTGCAACATCGGCTGTGTTGTATGCAGCCTTGCCCATGTCGCCCCACACTTCTCCCGGCCGGTGTGTGGGGATGGGAGCCAGCATGCCCTGCGACTGGAGGTACGCCATCTTCCTGTCGGGTGGGGCGTTCACATCCTGCATTTCGCTGTCGATCATCGCCCGGCGTTCCTGCTCGTCGCGGATCTGCCCGGGAGTCAGCTGCACGCCACCGAAGTACCTCGCCCATGTGTCAGCCATTCTTAGCCTTCTCCAGTTTTGCCCGATAGCGGGTGCAGTCTTCCCGTACTTCCGGGTTCGCACGGGTCCATGCCATTAAGTGTCCGTGGACAAGGTGACAAGGATCCGCACACAGCGTGACCAGATTAGCGGGGTCCAATTCTGCACCGCCCATGCTGAGAGGTAATACGTGATGTACCTCCAGTTCCTTGGACCGGCCGCACGCTATGCACTCAGGTTCTTTGAGAAGGTGTTCCCGTCGAACCCGCGGCCACGCCCCAGCGCGCAGGATGGCATAGGACAGCCAACGGAACACTATTCACACCAATCGTCTTCAAAGAGATAGTCAAACATCCACCCACCGTCCGTTAACGAGCTTACGGGTTGTTACACCGGACGTTAATTGCTTCTGGAGAATGCGATCCTTCTCCCGCTCCCGTTGTTCCATGGCCAAGCGCTGTAACAAAGCCTCTTGGCGCATAGCCTCCATCTCACGCTCATGGGCCATCCGGCCCTGCTCGCGCGACTGAGCCACGCGGGAATCGTTCTCGTCTTGGATGGCGCCCTGAGTCTGCGCGATCATGCCGGCAAGGTGCTGCCCCTGCGCAGCGGGTCCAAATTCGTTTATAAAGCCCTGTTGCACCGGATTGGCTCCTGAGTACGCCTGCATACCGAACGGCCGTCTAATCGCGCGCTGGGGGCCTTCCTGAGCATCTGGCTGCGCGGCGGGTTGCGGGGCAGCTTGAGACTGGAAGGGATTGCGCCCTTGGCTCTTGCGGGCGTTGCGAGCGATGAGGAGTCTTTGAGCCTCGGCGCGCACTGCTGGGTCTGAGCTTTTCAGACGCTCTTTGATGTCAGCATCAAACTCAGCTTCTTCGCCCCACCAACTAGCATCTGCTGAGACACCATCGCTGGCCGTACGCCCTTTGCCAAATGCTCCTGGTGCGGAGGAGCGAAACAGCCGCTGTTGTTCTCCGAACCACCCCGGTAAGTCAGCCATCGATGCCCTCCTACTAGGCAAGTGCCCCGCGGCGACAGCGGACACGCAGAAGGCTGGAAAATAGGGCTAAGCCATTGGAGTCACGCAGCGACAGATTGCGGCGATGTGGCGTGGAAGAGGGGAAAAAGCGACATGTGGGGGCTAGAGGGTGGAAAAAATCCAGGGGTGGATATGACAATAATCCGCTTCCGCGTTGGGGGCGGGAGGGGGGTCTAGTGCGTGTCTCCTGCCCTCCCCCCCGTTCCCTAAGTCTATGGCCCGCCTACACTTATGGCGTTCTCTCTGTAAGCTAGTCAAAACCATGGGATACATTACCGATTTGGTGAACATTGATTTTCCCCGGGGATTGGCTGGCATGCATCGCCCCCCCCTCCCCATCGGACACCTAGTCCGCCGAGGGTGTACACCCGTATAGTCCGCCTGGCTGGCATAAAAAAACCCCCTCCCCACGGCTTGCGGGGGAGGGGGTTTTACCGGCTGGCCTAGCCTTGGATGGCTTCTCGCAGGCTGTCCGATGGGCTGGCCTTGCAGGGCTTCCCCTTGGGGGTCTGTCGGTTGGGTACGCTCCCCGCCTGCCTGTAGTTGTACTGTGCTACCTTCTCTATCTGGATGGCCGTCCTGTCATCGTAGCGGGCCACTACGTTGACAATGTACTGGAAGCTACGGCGGGTTCTGACTTGCCTGCGGCGGGCCCGTAGTGCCCTGTCTGATACTGGCCGGATGCCGATGGTACTTGCCGTTTCAATGGCTTCCAGAATCCTATCGGGGGAAGCGGTTCGGCTACCCATGCCTGCCCCGCTGAAGTCGGTCATGCCACGGGCCCGTAGGCTTGGGATGGTAGTGCTGTCTTCCTCCCCGTGCCAACGTCGTACCCTTGCCCTGCCGGCCATAAACAGGGCCCCCCGTAGGTGGTAATCCATAGGGTTACCATCGGCGGGGAAGATATGGCGTCCCGTGTTGGTGAGATGCCGAAAACACAGGTCTAGCCAATCGGCACCCATCCAATCGGTCATGATCGTTTGCCGCATGTCTTCCCGGTCATGACGGGGAAGCATGGCCGGATTCTGCAAGTCGCCATGTCGGCCTATATAGCGGTCAATGGCTTCCCCCACCTGTCGGGCCATGTCTTCCGAAAGCCATACTTCCTTGCCCGCGTAGTTAATGTGCATCGTAGTCTCTCCGTTTGTTACTGCCGGGGTCTGCCCGGTACATCTATTTCTATCGGCTGTCTGTTTCATAGTCAATAGAAAAATCCGATGCTCTGAAAATTTTATGTACAACCGCAACCGCATGTATTGGCGAGTCTCCGAAACACTCGGAGAGACAATCGGGAGCCTATAACGATCGCCGATTGTAAGTTACTCAACCGACCAGCGTCGGGGTTAACGTCTCATGCTGACCATTGCATATGCGATCAGCGGCTGCGGAAAATCTTAGAATTTTCTGTACGACCGCAATCGCATGTATCAATGTCAGAAGGGGGAACGATTAACTACTGCGCATGCGGGCAGCAAAGGGGGCGCAATGTACTGTGAGCATAACTTTCAGTCTAAGAAACAGCTGAAAGAGGCTGTTGCCCAAGGTATGGCATTCGGGCTGTACCAGGCTGGGCCGTTCGGGGGTGGCGATTACCGCAACGGGACGTTCACCGTTGAGGGTCCGCACTATCCCCAGCCTCACCGCTGGTATGCACAAGTGACCATGAAAGATGGTCGGCCAGTGAAGGTGAAGTGACGACATCCGATCCCGGGCAGGTGGTTGCGGCTAACGGGCGCTCGCCCAAGTAAGTCCGAATGCTGCCTGCCCGGGTTCGGTTGCCGTTTCTGGTAATCGGTTTCTTTCCATGGAGGTACGTATGGCAATTCGCCGTATACGTACCGCCAAGCCTCTGGGTGTCATTCTGCACCGGGGCGTGTCTCCTTATGACGGTTCGCCGTATGTGGTGATCATGCCACTGCGGAATTCCAAGAATAAGAAGACCGGCTCAATGCTTCAGACCTATATTCTTAGGGCTGATATGCACCCAGTGGTGGCGGTACGCGAAGAACAAGATGGGGCCATCTGTTTCAACTGCCCCATGCGTGGTCTGGTCGGCTTTCCTAAGCGGACCCCGGCCAACGCAAAGCGTAATCCAAAGCGTTGGCGTGCGTGTTATGTCAACGTCGGGCAGGGGCCAGCAATGGTCTACGGTGCCTTCATGCGTGGTCGGTACGTTGAATACGATCCGATCATGCATGACCAGTACATCCGTGATCGCAAGATCCGGTTCGGTACATACGGTGAGCCGGTGCTGATACCGCTTGCCCTGGTGCAGCATCTGGCCGGTCTTTCAGACGGCTGGACGGGCTACACCCATGCGTGGAGCAACCTGACCTACGCTCCATACAAGCAGTTCTTCATGGCCAGTGTGCATGGTCTGACGGGGCCGTGGTCCCGTGAACATGCCAAGTCTCTCGGATGGCGCACCTTCCGCACCATGCGTGGAGGTGAGCCTTCTACGGATGAAGTCTTGTGCCCAGCATCTTTGGAGGCTGGCCATCGTCTTAGCTGCCTGACTTGCAGGCTGTGCGACGGTGCCGGTGTCCGCAAGATCGGCTTGGCTATGCGTGATGTGTACATCCCCGGGCATGGTGGCAATGCGATTATGACCGCTGTCGCCAACCTGCCCATTCTCCAAGCGTAAAGGTGTGACATGGAATGTGATCAGTGTGGGTGCGGCGAGCAGGCGTGGAGCGGTGTCTTAGGTGACCTGTTCCATGCCTGCTGCCGTGCGTGTGGCTGGGTATACTCTTGTCCACTAGAGGAGGTGAGTGATGGGGAATAGAAATCGGGCCATCGCCAACCGCGTGCATGCCATGCTGATAGAAAACACTGGGCGTGCGCTATGCGATTCGGGCGATGCGTATGGTCGGGCATGGCAGCGCAACCAAGGAACGACTGTCGCTGCCTTCCAGAAACGCCCGCAAGTGACCTGGGATGGCGAGGACTGGACGGTGGACATATTCCACTACCTAATCAATCGCCTGTTCCTAGATGAGGTGTGCGACTCCTACAACAGGCGATTCGTTCCCGCCAAGGACTGGGACGGCGACTACTACGGGGTGTCGCGGGCAGCTGGCGAGTGGCTGGAGAAGCGCGGATTCACCGAGCATCCAGAGTGGAAGCAGGCGTTCAACTCCTACAACTGGTCTTCCAAGTTATCGCAGGATATCCAAGGCACCTTCCTGCAATTGGCAGACACCGAGTACGTGCTGCTGCAAGTGCATGGTGGGTGTGACATGCGCGGCGGCTACACGGACGCTCGCCTGTTCACCTGCGATCCGGCCGATTTGCTCACGGACGATGTGTGGGGGACGGTCACGCGCCCAGATGGCACAGCCGTCCAAGTCAGCAGTTCGTGCTACCGCCACCAGTTGACTGACGAGAGCGGCCAGCCGGTTCCGATTAGCGAGTCCGACAAAGTTGAGTTGGAGTGTTGGGTTTGACTACTTCTTAGAGGAGGCGAAGTGATGCACCAGATAGCACCAGTACCCAATCACAATGGCTCACCAGCCGATGCGCTGGCCGAGCAGATGATGGAGGTGTGCCATGCCTTGGAGGCAGCGGTCACCCTTATGGCTAGGTGGCAACCGCATGGCAGGGACTACCAGATTGGTGGCGACTACCAGGCGGATAGGGTTGAGTTCCTGAGACGGGTCGGTCTGGTCGAAGCCATGGCCAAGCAGTACGAACAGGAAGCGATTGCTGTGATGGAATACTACAACTGGAAAGTGAGGGCGTGATGAGCGAGGTGAAGATGCCTCCACGGATCGGCCCGTGGCATGAGACAGAGATGGAGGATCCCGATGGCACAGACTTTGTGCTTGGTTTCTACCCCGATCACCCATGCGTCAACGCCAAGGTTGTCTACTGCGTGCAGATCTGTGCCTTGGATGGCGATGTGGAGAGCGTGGAGTGGTTCGACATCGACAACGGGGAGGTCGATGCCCCGGCTTGCTGGGCTTTGATCATCTACCCAGAGGAGGACGAGTGATGAGCAGATACCATGTGAAGGTGGGTGATGCGACGTTTGCGTACGGCTTTGACCGTCCGTTGCAGGAATACTTCCTGCAGAAGCACACGCCGGGGGAGGGTGACTACCCAGACGTTGAGGATTTGGTGGGCAGTATGACCGGCGGTGGCTACGGGACTGCCGGTGAATTGCTGGAAGCAGTTGCCAAGTACGGTGTGCCGTTGCCCACCGACCACCTGCTGGCAGTGAGTTTGGATCTACCCTTTTAAGGAGACAGCTATGAACCGTGACGATTGCAAGGTCGGTATGACGGTGTCGTTCGGGCGTGGGCGTGGTGCCCATACCAAGGGCAGGGTGCTGAAGGTCAACGACAAGAAGGCCAAGGTGGAAACGCTGGAGCAACGCAACAGCAATCCGGCTGGCACCATCTGGAACGTGCCCTACTCCATGCTGACAGCGTGTGAGTTCGTCGCCCCGCAAGCACAGCCCTATCCCAATGGGCTGAAGATCACCGGGGTGCGGTATATGACACGCCCGGAGTGCATCACTGAGGGGTGGGGCGAGGCGATGGGTGCTTATGACGCTGCGGTTGCACTCACCCTGTCCGATGGCTCCATGATCTTTGCGTCTCAGGACTACGAAGGTAACGGGCCTGGTGCCCTGTTCGGTCGGATGCGTACCGGCGAGCAGTTCATCCTGTCCCCAGCACAGAAAGAGGTGGCGGTATGACCTACCGATGGGCCAAGTGCTGCGAGTGTGGCGGCGAGGTTGTGTTCGATGCGTGGGTTGACCTCAATGGCGATGTGTGTGGCGGGCCATACGACAACACGTTTTGCGAAACCTGCGAAGGCGAGGCTTCCTACACAGTGGTCGACGAACCCATAGACCTGGAGGTGAGCGATGGATGACTACACCGTGACCATCTCCGGTGAGGAGCGGGAGGATGGCGAGGAGCCGTACACTTATGTGGTCACGGCCGATGAGTGGCACCTAGCCATTGAGTATGCGTTGCATGCCCATGGCCCGGCGTTTGGCCTGCGATGTGAGTCCGTGGAGCTTGGTGTTCCCGGCGAGGACTGCGGCTTTTATTGGAACGATCACCGCCCTGCGGGAAGGAGAAGCAAGGATGCGAGTACTGGTAGCGTGTGAGTTCAGTGGCACGGTTCGCCGTGCGTTCCGTGAGTTGGGGCACCAAGCGTGGAGCTGTGACCTCCTGCCCGCAGAAGATGGTGGGCCGCACATACAGGGTGATGTTCGCCAAGTTCTGACTAGCGACTGGGATCTGATGATCGCTCACCCGCCATGCACCCACCTTGCGGTCAGTGGTGCCCGTCACTTCCACCGCAAGCAGGTCGAACAGGCTGAAGCGTTGGAGTTTGTGCAGACGCTGATGGATGCGCCCATCCCACGCATAGCACTGGAGAACCCAGTGTCTGTGATCAGCAGTCGGATTCGCAGGCCGGATCAGATCATCCAGCCCTACCAGTTCGGCCATCCGGAATCCAAGAAGACATGCCTCTGGTTGAAGGGACTGAACCCCCTGCAACCAACGGCTGTGATGCAGATGCGTGGACGATGGGAGAACCAGACTCCCAGTGGACAGAACAAGTTAGGGCCATCACCGGATCGGTGGAAGATTCGGAGCAAGACCTACCCCGGTATTGCACATGCGATGGCTACCCAGTGGGGCGTGGAGGTGAGCGATGAGCAAGGCTAAGACGGTTAAGAAGAAGACGAAGCGGTGGAAGTTGTTCGATGGTGTCGGGTTCCAGCCGGAAGCGGCCACGCACTATGCGGAATACCAACCGGCCAGGCATTGCGTGGTGCTGGTTCAGTCCATGCACCATGGCACCGATGTGTATGGCCCGTTCCTCAACGAGGACGCGGCACACAAGTGGATTCGGGAGGAGGCAGAGGGCGAGGTGTGGCAGCGGTTCAACAGGTCGATTGTTCCCGGCCTGTCCTGCCATGTGGTGGACATGGACGTTCCTACTGCGAGAGGAGGGTGCGACTGATGCCTAAGACGAGTAGCAAGATGGGGCAGTTGTCACGTTCGCAGCATGCCGAGGTGTCTTGGAACGCCGAGGACATCCAAGAGTTGCGACCGGACTGGTCTGCCAAGAAGTGCAATGCGTTCCTCATGGATAACGAGGACGAGATTCAGTGCCGGATGATTGAAGAGGGATGGGAAGCAATCAAAGACTTACTGCCGAGGGAGGACTGATGGCACATACACCAGGACCGTGGGGCATTGTGTTTCACGGCGATGTCGAACGCATCCGGCTGAACGGATCGACGGTCTACCAAGTGAGCGATGTGACTGACCCGGAGTTCCCATCCGGCACGCCCCGCTACAACTTGGATGACCTGCGATTGATGGCAGCAGCACCTGAGTTGCTGGCTGCGCTGAAGCTATGCCGGGAAGCAATGCTCAATCTGTACCATAACTCAAACGAGATTCCTGAAGAGTCTCCTGAGTTTGATGAAGGCGGCGCGTGTCACAATGCCCTTGGTGATGCACTCAGGGTAATAAACAGGGCAGAAGGGAGGGGTGAGTGATGCCTATCTACAGGGTGCTTGGATACTACCGGGACAACGACCAAGTCTACGACGGCGATGCGGATGGAGACGATGTTGACGCGGCTATCGACGGCCTTCGGGATGCGATGTGCGACACCGAGCGTGAGACTCTGATGGTGATAGCCGTGCTAGATGACGCGGGCGACAACCTGTACGCCGGAGACAAGGCTTGCCCGATCACGGACTGGGAGCAGGTTCCTTAACAAGGAGGACAAGGATGTCTATGCTGGATGTCTGGAAAGACGAGACGATTGAGACGGCCATTCGCCTGTTGGTCAACGCCGAGCAGTTGTTGGAGCCGTTCCGTGACCAAGAGGGTGACTGGGGTAGGGTGTACGAGCAGATCCATAGGTTCTTAAAGGAGGAGTGCTGATGAACACGCTGTCTGAGAAGATGGTGTACGACACGCCGATTGAGATGCTACGTCATATGGGTGGGTCGTTTGACCGCTGCAACGAATCCTTTATGGATGACAAGACGGTGCCACAGTTGCTGACTATCTACAACTGCTGGATGCGGTGCGGCTGGGACTTCTACCCTGACGAATGGACGACCAAGCAGGTGAAGGAAGCGATTGAGGGTATCGCCCCTGACTGGGATGCGAAGGAGCGTCCCGTGTTCCACAAGGATCGCATGGACAAGCGATTCGTTGGGGCTTTTGAGATTGTCTGGAAAGGAGAACGCTGATGGCAGCGCCGAGGCGTAAGATTTCCAAGGAGGAACGCAAGGGGCGCAACGCTCTGATGCGTAAGAACAACTGGGTGCTAGTCCTGGTGGTGAAGCGGCTGTTCGATGAGGGCTGGACTACCGAGCAGGTGGTGCTGGCCTACGACCCTATCCAGCAGGAGACGGGACGCCTCTGCTTGGTGCATGCGATGCCGGACTGGCACTGGGTAGATGAGAAGCAAGTGGCGGACGAGGTGTACGATGTGGTAACCAAGGGAGGCAAGTGATGAGTGATACGCAGATTCTGCAAGAGTTCTTTGACTCCATTATTGTGGCCGGCAAGTTGAACAGTATCGTTAACGTCGAAGAGTTCTTGGCCGGCGTCCACGGACTGCAAGACTATGGCCCCAAGCCAGACTCCGATCCTGCTCATGTACTGGCATGCGTCAGGCGTGCGCATCGCGGAATCGGATCTGAGTTGTTCGCCCAGTTCGTCAACCTGGATTCTGTCCATGCGTCAACCGGCCTGGATGATTGGTGGTCGCGCTGGTGTCCGTGCCCTGCAGGCATTGCCCTGCACACAGCCGAGTACCCGGCTGGTGCGATCCCGCTCTGGTCTAACGGCCAGCGCACAGTGTTTTGCCGTGTCAACAAGGACGCAGGTGGCGCTGCTGTGATTGATTTCGGAGTGACTGCTTAACAGGAGGCAACCATGTACAAGGATGTACTTCAGGTCTTACATGTGCTGGCTACCGCTATACTCATGTTGTTGGCGGGCCAGTTGAAGGAGATGTGTGTGAAGATACTGGGAGGTGAGTGATGGCTAAGACATGGGAGTACCGTGGCCGAGTCATCGAAGAGGACTTTGAATCTTGGGCTGACCCAGGCCGGATGAGGAAGACTCGCACCGGATACATCATCCGCGCCGCAGGATTTGCCAAGCGCGCTGTTTACGTTCCGGGCAAGTACCGCACGCTGGTCGAAGCCAGGCGTGCAGTGGACGAAGTCATTGAAGGAGGGTTTTGGTAATGAAGGTTTCGCAAGAGGACGGGATGATTTGGTACGAGGGAAACGACCGCAAGGCGGTGATCAGCAAGGAGGGGAGCGGCTACGGAATTACTTCTTTCTGGGACCGTGACGGCACGCACTGGTGCGGCGGCTTGGGAACTTCGACCCGCCCCTTTACGCTGGATGAGGCGAAGGACTTGGCTAAGCGGTTCATTGATGGTCAGCCGGTGCCGGAAGAGCTTGGTGGATATGAGGACAACAAACCCGTGGAGGTGAAGTGATGTTTGCAATGAGCGAGACGATGGACTTTCTGATCGGTGGCACGGGCGTTCTGCTGCTGTTGTGGTGGACTTCAGGGAGTAGCTGACCATGCTGTACGGATATGCCCGTGTGTCTACGGACAAGCAAGAGAACTCAGCTGATGCCCAGGCTATCCGGCTGCGTGCGTACGCTGAGCAGTCGGGCTTGGAGTTTGGGGAGGTGTTCGTTGACGAGGATCAGTCGGCGTACAAGATCCCCTTGCACAAGCGCCGGCAGGGCAGGGTGCTATGGGACAAGCTGAAGGCCGGCGATGTGGTGGTGTTCTGCACCTTCGACCGTGTGTTCAGGTCGGTGCTGGATGCGGCGCAGACCTTGGCTCAGTGCAAAGAGCTTGGCGTTCAGCTGAAGTTCTTGGACAACAGCCTGGATGTGATGACGATCCAAGGCGAGTTGAGCTACAACACCATGTCCGCGTTCGCCCAGTACAGCAGTCAGATTTCCGGGCAGCGACAGCGTGAGATCCATTCCTATCTCAACGCCCACTTCCGACCACGCGGTAAGTTGCGACCGCTTGGTTGGGTGGTGAAGAACAAGGCGTTCGTTCCCTACCAACCGGAGCGTGACATCGGCAGTCTGGTTGTGGTCATGCGCGAGGAGGGGAAGTCCTTCTCCGCCATCTGCCTGCACCTATGCAAGAAGGAACTTCGCAAGCCGCCCAATCACAAGGGTGTCAGGGGCTACTATGGCCTGACTGACACAAGGAATCTGCACCGGGCTGCGGTAGCTGGATACCCAAGGATCCCGCCAAGACTTTCGCCAGAGCAGTGGACCGCCGAGCAGCAGCGCGAAGCGAAATTTCATGCGACTCAGCCAGCGCTCTGAGTGTCTTGCCGTGGATGAACCTGTCGGTAGCTAGCTCTTGCTCCCACTCTGGGAGATCAGCTATCGCCAGTCTGATGTGATCCAAATGGTCGAACTCTGGCAGCAGGTCGGCCGCTTCTTCCAGCGTGATGCGTATGTCGCCAGGCTGACGGCTCAACTTCTTGATCTGCTTGTACATCGCATTGAGGCAGGCCCGTGCGAAGTACGCCTTTGGGTAGGGCAGTCGCTTGGGATCATAGGTGCGAGCCGCTTTGCAGATGGCGAGGTAGCCTTCGCTCTGCAGGTCTGCTACTAGCACGCCTCGCTGCCAGTGCGGGCGGTTCTGCAGGAAATACTTGGCCAGCATTTCTGCTAGCGGCATGTACTCAACGACCAGTCGTTGACGCTTGGCCGAGAGCTTCAATCTTTTTGTCATGCTGATTGAGACGAACCTCATGTTCCTCTATCGTCTGTCGCAGTTCGTCCAGCATGCGGGGCAAACTCTCCACGCTATTGGCGATGACCGCGACCTTGGCATGCAGGCTGAAAGCCCACGGGATGACGGCTGCGGCAACCGATATGCCGAGCATCCACAGTTCAGTTTCAGGAGACATCTACCCCTCGCACCATTGAGATCAACATGAGTCCCGCATAGGGATGCAGCTGCCCCTCTTCCACATGCAGTTTGATCATGCGTGTGGCCTTGGAGGTTTCGCTTTCGGGGTACGTATACATGTGCGTGTGCCCGTCGTACCGGGCTATGACTTCAAAGCGGTATTCGCTTCCATCTTCAGATGATCCAGGCTTGCGGGGTGTTCGCTGAAAATCCATTTGGCTAGCCATGCACTGATGAGGTTGATGATGACGGGCAGAAGGATCATCAGAAGGACCGACCCGCACTCAGGGTGGCGGGCACGGAACTCACTGCGGATCTGCTGCTTCCAAGCGCGCCGGTCGGGGTTGGCCGTGGCGATTGCGATCAGCGCAACCTCTTCGCTGTGCCTGGACATGCGGCCGGCGCCCGTCTCTTGGGCGCAGCGGTTCGCTATTTCAGTGGCAAGCATGTCTTGCAGTCCTTGAGTGGGATAAGCACAGACTTGGTGCGGCACTTGCAGTCGGCAGGGCAGGGGCAGTCGGTCACATGCCCATCCCCGTGCGTGATCTTCCCGTTCTTGCATGCGCCACAGCACTTGGCCTTGGGTGCCGTGTAGGTGGTGATCACGTACGCTGCCTCAACTGCGACCCTTTCGGGGAACGAGGGCACCGGAAACAGGAGGGAGAAGATGATGCTGATCATGTCTGCAGTAGTCCGATAGCGCCGTAGTCGGGCAGCTTCTGAGGGGGGAATCCATCGACGTTTCCGTAGGCCCAGCAGTCACCATCGGTGACGCACACGGCCCAGTCATCTGCCTTGGTGACGATCATCCCTGGTACTTGTTCTGGGTAGGAGGACGGCCAGTCTTTCACTGGCTGGTTCCAACCGCCCCAAGAATTGGCGATAAAAAATACAGTGAACGGCCAGAACTCTTTGGTGTCGTCCATTCCGACTGTGGCCATTGCGTGCGACCAGCCGCCCGCCTGTCGCGGATGGATGTTCTGTGAGTTGGGTGAGCCAGCCCACTTGGCGTACTGACCTGAGTGAAGGCCGTACCCACTGGCCAGTGCGTCCATCGCATCGCGCACGGTGGTGATCTGTCGAATGATCCCCACCTTGTGCTGGCGGCAGATGTCTGCAACTGCGTTGGGCACGCCGGACGATCCCCAGTTGGTGCCGATGTTGCCGTTGTACTTGGAGAGATCAACTGGTTCGTACTTCTGCCGGATGCAGAAACCCACATCCCTTTCAAACGTCGCCGCCCTGGCGGGGACCATGCCCTCGCCGCTGTGGCCACGCGCCCCGTAGGTGGGCTCCGTTGCGCCGCGCTTAACGAAAGACTCTGGCCTGTTCTCTAGCAATACCTGCACCGCGCGCGTGCAATCCCGGGCGTTCCGACTGGAGTGGCTGACACAGTTGTGAACGGCGTATCCGTTAGCAACGAAGGCGTGATCCTCTTCAACTTCTATGCAGTACACGGTGCCTGCAAACTGCGAGCGGACATTGGATTTGACTCGCGGAGCAAACCCACCAGCCACTCGCCACACAGTCGAACCGCGTGTTGCCGCTGGTGTCTTTAAGCGCGACGGCATAACAGCCACCGCGCCTTCTCCGTAGAAGTGAAGCTCTGATGCCGCGCGTGAACGCCCGCGCGCCTTGCGTGCCGTGTCCGTGCATCGCACGCCGCAGGAAACCGCCAGGTATTTCATGTCTCGCACAAGCGGGCGGCATACAGAGACGCCGCTTGCCTTGCACATTTTGTACTGAGGCCGACCAGAGCGTGGCTTGTTCATCACGCAACCGTCGCCTTCCATCCATCCCCGCAGACATGCCATGCGCACCGACCGGCAGGAAGTCAGTATCTCTTTTGGCACTCGCTTGTTGTACACGTTCCCGTTTCCGCAGATGCGGTACACTAAGCGAGCCAGCGGCGTGCTTGCGATGTTAACAAACAGGCAAGACGGCTTTGATGGAATGGTTACGATCTTGGCAGGCGTTCCGAAACGAGACTGAACAATGCTCTTGGCCTTGCTGGCTATCAGCATTTCGTCGCTTGCCAAGTTGAGCGTCAACGATATTGGTTCGCCGTTCTTGTTTTTGTCGGTAGACCCTTCCGCCAGCCATAGACCAATAAGCCATGCCACTTCTGCGTCTAGCTCAACGTGTCGGCGGCACTGATACTTTCCATTTGTGACGCGCACCATGCCGTCATCAGCTTTCAGCCTGCGGCTGTTGTGTGTAGGCGCGTCGGGTAATTCGTTCGGATCGGAGGCGCAGCCATGCTCGCCAGATAGGTCAAACACATGCGGCGCTTCTCTGGTAATTTCTGTGCGCGGTACGAACATGCGGTCACTAACAGACAGGCCACCAGCAGACTCCCAGATGAACTCTTGTTTGTTAACAAACGACACAAAGCGGTGGTCTTCGGTTGCCGTCACGGAATCCATACAGCCTTCCGCGGTAAGGCTGCATACGGTGCCTTGGTACGGCTTGCTAAAGACAGACAGTACCCTGCGAATGCCACCAAATGGGGACGCCACCTCATCGCCTGTTGAGATAGCTTCGATGGGCTTTTCGGTCCCGTCGCCCATGCGAACCAAGGTGCCCGCAACGAAGCAATCTCCTACCGTCTGAACTTCCGTGAACGACAGTGGGTCTAGCTTGCGAACGTACTGCCAGAGCAGGGCACGCTTGCCGTCGCCGGACCCCATGCTATTCGGCTCAGAGTAGATCGGCCGGGGCTGGGACTCCTGCCATAAGACGCGCTCGCGGGCGCTGTTGATCCAGCCCTGCATGCCATCGTCGTAGGCTTTGAGCGGTACGAAGTCACTCACTCTGCTTCGCGACCTCCCGGCATGCAGCTGCGATCTGGTTCACTAGCGAGGTGCTAAGTGGTACATCATCCATCGGGAACTTCTCGGCCATCACCTTCTCAACGGCAACGTCCAGCCCAGCGTACTTGCCACGCATGTCTGCAGCGGCCAGCTTCAGCGTGTTGATATGCAGCTGTCGCCACATGCCTACGGTGCTGATGAGTTTGCCGTTGTCCTTCTCAGTGACATCGGCCAGCGACAGGTAGATTCCCTTCAGGTGGGCGCGGTCAGATCGGCTGGCACTTGCCATCGCAGCTGCGACCGGGCCGTCCGCTTTCTTGGCGGCGGGCACAAAGGCCAGCGCCGCTACCACCACCGCTATGATCACGGGCAGATGCTTCATGGCTTCACCTGGAGCAGGGCAGCGAGGAGGGTGTTGCATGCAGTAACCACTGGCTCGTCGGTGCGCGAGTCGCGGATGGCGACAACCGCTTCGATCTGCTTCAGCACAGACGGCTTGCCGGCCGGCAGCTTCAGGGTGTGGAGGGGCAGGTAGGTCAGGACTACGGCAACCAGCACGGCGACGAGGGCGAGGATCTGAACTGTGGTCATAGGATCTTGGCTCCGGGGATGAAGATGGTGACGCCGCCGATGTTCGCCTGCATGGTGAAGTTCAGCAGCTTGTGCGGATCGACCAAGCCCCAGCCGTAGACGTGGTCATGGCCTTGCTCGCCAACGTCCTTGCAGGTGGTGGACAGTGCCTTCATCACATCGGCATGGTTGACGGTGCGATCCAGCTTGTGCTGTGCGCTGATGTACAAGGCCAGCACACCGGAGACGAACGGCGCGGCCATGCTTGTACCGCTCACGGTGGCATAGCCATTGGCCAGCCATGTGCTGGTGATGTCCTGCCCTGGTGCTGCGACCGCGATCTCCTTCCCGCGGCTGGAGAACTCACAGGCATTGCCGTGGCTATCGACCGCACCAACGGCCACCGTTTCTTGGTAGGCAGCAGGGTAGTTGACCGAGCCACCGTCGTTTCCTGCAGCACAGACCACCACAATGCCGGCGGCGTACGCTTCTCGCAGGGCGGTATGCACCCCATCGTCCGTGCGGCTAGACCCCAAGGACATGGAGATGATCTGCGCCTTGGCTTCGACGGCATGACGCACGGCCTGCGCCACCCACTCGTTGCTTCCCATGCCGCTGTGCCCCAAGACCTTCAGCGACAGGATCTTGGAGGCGGGGGCAATCCCTTTGGCCAGCCCGCTGCGGGCGGCGATGATCCCACTCACATGCGTGCCATGACCGAGCGTGTCATGGGCATCGGAGTCGCTGGTGAAGTTGCGGTAGTCAACCACCGCATCGTCCAGGGCAGGGTGCTTGGCCACGCCACTGTCGATCACCGCCACCGTCACGCCTTCGCCCTGTGACTTCTGCCACAGAGAGGGGATCCCGTAGGAACAGACACCCCAGTCAACACCATGCTGGAGAGCGCGAGGGGCGTCTAGGTTGACCCGGTAGGGTGGGAGATGGACGAACCCGCTCACTCTTCTTTGCCAGCGGCAAGTGCCTTGAGGATCGAAATAATAATGGGGATGATCACATCGATCAGCAACTTCCAGTCGATGCCGAGAGCGGCAAACTCCACGCCAGTGCTGAAGGCCAGGGCTTCGTAGTCAGTCTCTTCAAAGTCCTCATCATGGAAGCGGTGCTTCGTTAGCGCCTTAACCGACACGGCCTGCGCTTCCAGGATCGGGATCAGCACGCGGGCAATCGAATCGACCAGCGCCCATTGCTCCACGTAGGGCAGGTCTTTGCGCCAAGACTTGGCAATGGCAACCACCTGCAGGAGCGCAGCCTGGTTGGCCAGCAGGAACTTAATTACCTTCACGTTGAGCATGATCCTCTCCCACGTTGTCATTGATTGCGATGGCCACAATGGCGTGGCCGGCGATGTCGGCCAGCGTTTCTCTAATAGCTAGTGTCCTGTCAGACCCGATCATCCCCCGGAGGCGGCGGCACTTCTCCCCGATCCTGGCAAGCTGGTAAACCCACGGTTCGATGCCGTCCTCTGCAACGCCTAGCGCGTTCTCTAGGGGGCTTTCCTCCGCACACCCGTAGTACCCCCGCTTCCTGCTCAGGAGGCGCCATAGCTCAACGCAGATGGGTAGGTAGGGATCGTCGGGGGAGAGGGCCAGGGCCTCACCAAGTGCGCTCTCGGCAAGCCTTAACGATTCGGCCGAACTCGGCCCAGAAACTTGGATGGTGGTAGGGGTCATCGTTGTCTAGCTCCTCCTCGTCACACAGAAATGCAGTGCGGGCGTGCGCCCACTCCTCCGCGAAAGTCTCAACCAGTGCGTCCCGATCTAGGCTGTCGCGCAGGGCGATCACCCCGCGGTCGGCATCGTCGTTCAGTGCGAAATACCCCAGGTGTTCCGGCATTCCCGCCGCCGGCCGGACGCACACCCTCACCGGGAACGTGCAGGGGAACCGCTCCTCCGCCCACACCTTCAGCTTGCGGGCCAGCTTGCGCCTCCAGCAGGAATCTCGGGGCATCGGTCAACTCCAGGATCAGTAGCCAAGGCTGGTTGTTTCGGCGGTGCAAGACAACAGGGCATTTACCCTTGGCGTCTCGGGTCGCTTGGTACACCCAGTCATACGGGTTACCGCGCTCGCATCGCTTCACCTCTAGGTGAATGCCCGGGTAGTCGCTGACCACGTCCGGCGAGTCGTTTCCCCCGGCAAATTGCTGGCCCCGGCGCGCCTTCCCGCCCATGACATGCGCCCAAACTTTGGAGGCTTCCAGTTCCCCGCGGCAACCTTTGGAACGTGAGTTCATTTCTGATACCTCGCGAGCAGGCCGTTGGAATGGCGGGCCTCCACTAGCGTGAGGCTGGGGAACTGTTCTGCCAGTAGCTTTATGGCATCCATCCCGCACTTCAGTTTGTCGATGGCCTTCTCGTTCTGGCTGAGCCAGCGACCGACACGCCCGCCCATGTTGAGGTCGGTGTTCGCGCCCATCGGTTCCCAATACAGCAGGAACGTGTAGCTCGCCGTGCGGAGCATGGTGCCTGTGATCATGGTGATCGCGCCGTCCATGAGGTGAGGTTTCGCTGGCGTTCTTGGAGGTAGTAATCCGGCAGCGGTTCCGGGTCGTAGCCCAAATGTTTCTTGTGCTTGAGCGATGCAAGAAACACCGGGTCATAGTTATCCGGGTCGCACTCTTGCTTAACGCCTAGAAGTGTAGCTTTGTTCAGGTCGGCCTGTCCACTGAAAATCTTTCCGCTGTGATACACCCCGTGACATCGGGAGCAGAGGCGCAGGTAATTCCTGACATCATGCTTGCGACCGGCACCACCGATGATGTGATGCACCTCCAGGTCGCGCCGACCATCAGACTCAGGCCACCAGCACACAGCACAGCTGCGGTGCAACTCAACCCACGCCAGCAATTCCTTTTGCTCAGCCTTATTCATTCCGCAGAGTATACGGCTGTGCATCTGCCAGCGCAACCGACTCTCGGATCCACAATTCCATGTCGTATCGCTCTGGGTGACAAAGGGCACAAAGCTGAGTCATCGGTTCAGCTGTGACCTTGTAGGTCTTCTGGCTTTGCACAAGGCTAGTAGCCCACATGCGGCACACCGTATCCTCTCCGGTCCACAGATGGGACTTGCCATTCACGGCTCCAAGACTGTTACACCGGACCAAGAAGCCCTTATGATTCGGCAGACTACGCTTATCCATAAAACCCCCATGTCTGTTTCGGTGCGGTGAACTGGACCGACTCCCTGGAAAATCCTAAAAGGAAAATTCCAAGGAGTCAGCAAAAGCCTGTTTACGGTTGGAGCCACAGACCTCTACCCTAAGTGTGACCTTTGATAACGCAGTTCCCTTAGTTCAACCCTGCCACTGCGCTGCGATTGGCTTGTGCCTCGGTGGACGCGGAGTCGGAAGACATCGCACCTTTACCGCAGAGAAACACATCGAACCGCTGGATTGCCTGTCGGCGCGTCTCAGCGGGGTTGCCCCCTCTTCGCCATTCCATGGCAGCGGTCAGCCTTGCACAGCTAACCTTCGGCGGGGGGCCGATCTTCATACCGTGTGCCCATCCGGGGGCTATGTGTTGCGAGAGTTATTTACTGGCCATCATCCAGAGTCCAACATTGGCAGCGGCGTATGCGGCGTAAGTGATTGACATGCCTACGTTTCCGTGAAGCCCTTGCTCAACGGACACATACAAGTAAATCACCCCTGTCATTATGATCAGTGTCCCGCTCATCGCCTCTCCAATGCAGCCTTCAGTCGGGCGATGATATTCGTTTGAACCTTGGCTCGCCACCGAGTTGAGGCCAATTCTTTTCTCACCTCCTGAGCCAGCCGGTCTGGCAGTGCCTGCAGCCGCATGTCTAGGCTGAGCGGGGTGTCGGGCATCCAGTGGGTGATGGGGGCCGCGCCCTTCTCAACCAGGAATTCCCCGTCGAAGTCGCAGTAGTACCACATGCCACCGTCCGGCCGTGCCACGTAGCGCCCGGGCTCTGGCGGCAGCTGCTCTGTCACCGGGATCCACTCTTCGGTCGGCTCGCCGTTGATGCAGCGGTCATGCAGGTCTTGGCACTCGCCAATCAATATGCCAATGGATTCGCCGTCCAGTACCCGCCCCTCTCGCAGACGTTCGATCTCGTCGGCGGCTTCACGCACCCACTCCCGGGCGGCGTCCATCAGTGCGAAGTGCGAGGCTTCCCGCAGCCGGGCGACGATGTCGCCCTCTGCTGCGTACTCCCTCATTTGCCTGTCTCGCTTGGTCATGTTCCAGATTCCAGGAAGTGGAAAGCCACCCGGCAGGTGTGGGCGACACGGTTTATCAGTCCGCTGCCGTCCTGCCGGGTGGCTAGGTATCACCAGTAGCGGACGCAAGCGAACCAGCCGCGCGAGCCGCGGGACACGGCAACTTCCTTCACCTTCCGCTGGCCCCAGTAGCATGAGGCACGGCAGGCGGCGTCACTACTGACGGTGGAGAAGCCGATCCCTTCGTATCCCTGGCCACCCCGGTGTCGGAGGATGCCGGTGCGGGCCATCTCATCCGCATCGGCCTGTGCGGAACGGTAGACGGTGACCGTCCGCGTGCGGTAGCTGCCGTCAGCATTGGCGGTGGCGGCAGTCAGGAACAGGGCGAGCAACACAAAGTAACGCATACGAATCCTTTCGTTACGAACCATCCATCAGACCAACACCACGTTGGTCGCACTATTCGGGAGCATTCTCCCGCTCAGCAAAGTCCCGGGCAGCATCGGCGTCGAAGTGCCCGGGGAGTGTGAAGTCCAGCCAGCTTGGGTAATGCCGAAGCAACCGCCTCGCCTCGTCTCTCGCCTCTGATGGGATCCGCTTCAGCCCGCCACCGTATGGGGTGGCAAGCCGCAGTAGAAACTGCTGGGCGGAAAGGACGCTGCGGGTACGCTCGCATGGAAGGGTCATGTCAGTTCTCGCTGAACTTGGGGCGCATCCTGTTCATGGCGTTGCTGACGGCGGTGCTTATGTAGCCGTCCAAGCGGGCCGCAGTGCAGGAGTTTTCGATATGAAAGTCATAGGCAGACTCGTCGTTAAGGCACTCCTCTGCGCTGCCGTCTGAGTCCACGGCAAGCATGCCAAGAGCTTCGCTGATAAACGACCAGTCTTCGTCGCTAAGTTCGATAGAAATAATCATGTCCACCTCGGGTAAATAATAACACCGTTAGTACGACTGCCGTTCTGGACTTCCACCGCGACGATGCGGGGGAAATCCTTGGTCAGCATCTCAGCTGTGTCAATCATCGCTTGGCTATCAATCACCTGCCGGTTAGCCTGCACATAGGCGTTGATAGTAACAAAGTCCTCTTGGTCATTTGGGCCACGCTTGTCTCGCTCCACCCATGTGCGAATGTTGGTGCTGAGCGTGCGGAACGTAAGGATGTTTTCGTACAGCCGCTGGGGTCTGGAGAACAGGAGAAAGCTCATGCTTCACCCCACATTCCGATCAACTTTGCCTGGAGCCTTGCGACCTCGGCCTCTAGCAGCTGGATCCGTTTTATTAACTGCTTCACTTTCGCCTCCTCCTGAGATAAAGATTCCTGTGTCACCGTCTACAAACTCCAGCAGCTGATGTGGGTAAAGAAGTTTGGTCAATTCGTCCGCCGAACGCAAGCAACTTTTTGGCGCTACTAACATGGGAACGTCATGCTTTCGACCACGGTCAAACACCACCTGCTCTGTCCACTGATCGTCGCGATCCAAAGGTGTGATCCAGACCCACTTGCCGGTGGGCTTACTCTTGTAGATGTAGGCGAAATGTTTCAGCGTTTCCTTTGCCAGGCCGTGCATGTCATCTACGAAGACCGTCTCATAGGGATAGTCTTCCGGGCAAGTGAACGAGATGGATCGCTCCTTGATCTCCAGGCTCAACAGGACAACTGCGTCGGGAGTCTCGCAGTGATCCTTGTTTTTGTTGTGCCCCTTTATCACCAGCTTCCGGCCATGTGCCGCCGACCGGCCGGCGGAGCGCAGGTCATCGACCCACGCCCGCTCGGCCCGGTGCCCACTATTCAACGCTGATTGAAAAGAACGATGAAACACGGCCCCTCCATGTGTAAGCGCGAATCCCTGGCGATGGCTGACGGTCCATCCCCCGGTAGCTGCGAACCTCCAAGGCACGCTGCAGGATCTCAGACGGCGTGGGGTCAAACGGCTTGAGCCCCTCGTCGTACCACTCCAGCTGTGGAAGGATGGGCTCGGCCTGCCGGATCAGCGAGGCGTCACGCCGCACGCTTGCTGACCATTCCGCCGTCCGGCCAAACACCTCACCGACATCCTTGTCGTTGTAGCCCGGGTCCAGCTGGCAGATGACGGCCAGTCTCTCTTGGCTTGGCACCCCTCCGACAGACTTCAGGATCCGCACCACGCCACGGCAGACCTCGGGCTCAAGCCCCAGTTGCTTGGCCACCCGGGCCACCTGCTCCTGGTTGACGATTACCCGGTGCCACAGCTGACCGGCGAAAGCTAATGGGTGCGTTGAGGAAAGCCCACACTCGCCTCCAGAAACCAACTTTGCGAACAACATCCGAACCTCCTTGTTGAAAAGCATGCTCCGGTGGGAACGCATGCGTGACATCGAACCTCCAAAGAATCTCCGACACCGTCTCATCGACTAACAAATCGTTCTTCTCTGCCATGTCTCCTCCCCAGTTCCTTCCTGAACATTGACTTGATCCAGCCATTCAGCTTGTCGTTACCAGCCGCCCATTGAACGTAGTGATCGGGCAACTCCGACAGCTTGTAGCCGGCGTACTTTCCCTTGAGCGGGTTGTTGTATGTGCCCACTGAGCGGACGCCCTTCCAGGTGATGTCCACATCCTTGCCGTGGATGCGGCCCTCGCCCCGCCCCTGCGTGTTGCGGCGCATCTCTTCGATGAGCTTGGCGCTGGCGATCTTCTCCGCCTTCTTCTGCGCCTCGGCCGCAGCCAAGGCGTCTATCTCTTCCTGCGAGAGTGGAGACTGCGCCGCTGCTTTACGCACCGCTTCTTTGACTTCCTCGTCGGGCGAGGTGCAGAACATGTCCACACTTGTGATGACTGTGTGATCCAGAGTTCCTGCTGTGCAGTCAACAATTTTGAAATGAGGCTTATCGGAGCGAGCGATTGCAGCAATTCTGTCGGCAGCGGTATGAAGGCCGTCCCCGTCAACAACTCCGGGGAGAGGACGAGTGGCTCGGCCAACGCACTGCAACCAGAAGGATCGGGAGCGGGTTGGTCTGGCAAGGATGAGGGTTGCGGTCGGTGGGAAGTCGAAGCCAACGGCAACAAGGGCACAGTTGACAATGACCCTGGCCTGTCGGGATTTAAAGGCTGCAAGTGCATCGGCTCTCTCCTCGTCAGGCATGGTGCCCCAGACACAGACGGCTGGGATTCCGTAGTTGCGGGTCAGGTACTCAGTCGCACCCTTGGCTGCGAACACGCTGCCGGTGAAGAGGACGGTCTGCCCCTCCATCTCTTCAGCGGTGATCATGCAGGCGCGGTGCAAGTTGCTTTCCTTGTTCAGTTCCGCGGCGAGCTTCGTCTGGTTGAAGTCGCCGCCGACAATGTTGACCTTGCTTAGATCCAGCGACTCCACCCGGCTCAGCTTGCAAACAGGCGGCACTGCCCAGCCGTTGGCGATGGCCCACTGGAGGTCGTAGTTACAGACTGACTCTTGATAGAACTGCATGCGTCACTCCTTAGCATGGGCTTGCCGTCCATCCGAAACGGCGTTGCCGTGAAACCCGCGACCATTGCTCCTTGGTCTTGGAAGAACTTCAACATCTCAATGACAGGCTCGCTGCACTGCATGTGCGCCTCGTCCACAATGACGAGAGAGAACCCATTGAATCTGCGGTATCGCTTCTCGCCTTGGCGGCTGGACAGCAGCGTCTGCTTCGATGCGACCACCACCTTTGCCGGCCAGTAGTCGCGCTCGGCAACGTAATCGGCCATCTCTATGTCGGGGTCAGAGTCTGTGACCTGACGAACCTTGTCAGCTGCCTGCCAGACAAGCTCACGCATCGGGGCGATGATCAGCGTGCGTCCTTCGATGCGATCCGCGAGTGCAGTGAAGATCACGGTTTTGCCGGCGCCGGTGAAAAGCCCAACGAGCGTGGACTTCACACCGCGGCGCATTGCGTCCAGCAGCGATTCGATCACTTCCGTTTGGTAGTCGCGCAGTCTGAGCATGAAAACATCCTTGTTTTGAAAGAAGCCCGGGGGAGGGCCGGTCGGAGGGTCCGGCCCTCAACCCCGGGCGGCGCGTGTAACCGCGCCAGCAATCAACGGAACTCAGCGAACTCTTCTTCCTCCGCCTGCGCCTCCTGCCGCTTGCCGCCAAGCAGCTGGACACGCTGAACCTGAAGGACAACCTTCGACCGCTTCTGGCCGTCTTTCTCCCAGTGCTGCTGCTCAAGCTCACCTTCCACCAGCACCGTGGTGCCGCGGGTGAGGTAGCTCAGCACATTGCCGACACGCCAGTGGTCGCAGTCCAGGAACATCACATCCTGACTGCCGTCCTTGCGTTTGCGGCCGTTGATGGCGACCGCATACCGGGCAACTTCCGACTCGCCAACCATGCGAGACTCAGCGTCTCGGGTGAGGTTGCCAACACCGATGAACTTGTTAAACGAACTAGCCATGAGCAACGGCCTCCTTCTGCCAGTGGCGGACGAATTCCGCCTTGCACCTATCGAACACGCTGCGGTCGATGGCCTTCTCGCGAAGACGCAACTCAACCTCAGACATCACCTTCCTCGCCGCAGCCTCGTCGGCCGCTTCAGCGATCTTGGTCTTCCATCCCTGCTCTCGCTGCAGCCCTGCAGCGGAGTTCGCCGGTGCCGGCCGACTGGTGGCCTGCACGCGGTTGTCCTCGCCATCGTCATCGGGTTCCCCACTGAACCCGCCAGTCAGGCTCATCAGCAGAGTTCGCTTGGCGTAAGTCACCGCCGATCCGAACCCCTGCATGTCACCCTTGCCGTTCACCAGCGGGGCAATGCCCGTGATGTACTGACCACTGGAGTGACGCAACGTGCCGACCAGCACCCACTGACTGCCGACCAACCCTGGCCGGAAGTCCGGCAAGGCAAGGCCGTGCTTGGTTAGCGGGCCACGCAACGAATCACAGCAGGTCGCGTAGGACGAGAACCTGCTTTTGAAGTGCGGGTTCGCGGCGTCCAACTCAACGTGCTTGTACTCCGCCTGTGCCTTGGCCAGAGCCTTGGTTAGCTCGCTGGTGTCCGGCGAACAGGACGGCCCCAGGATGTTGTTGTTGTCAGTCATACAGTCACCACCTCCTCCTCCTTCTTGTTCGCCCAATTCGGGAACTGAAGCTCCGTGATCTCGCCCGCATCTGCGGACTCATAGATCCCCGTCTCCCGCCTCAGACGAACCTCCTCCATCACGCGGGTCATACGCAGGCCCGCCTCCTCAACGATCTCTGTCGGCAGATAGAAAACGTGGACACCGTACGGAGCCATCGTCTGGACGAAGACGAACGGCATGCGGAAGTGCGGCAGGCCCACAGCCTTGGCACCTTGGCAGTAAAGCCATTCCTGCTCCGCGTACCCGAAGTCCATCGCACTGCGGTAGACCTTGTCCCAGGTGGACGAGGTGGTCTTCAGATCCCACCACAACGTCGGGGTGCAGCCGTCCGGTCGCACCTTGCAGCGGTGGCCGTTCAGTTCAAAGAACACCGACACCTGAGTCTCAGTGGTCTGCTCCACCAGAGCCTTGGCGGCAGGGTTCTCAAGGAGATGCGTCAGCATCACCTCCAGCTGCCATCCCTCTTCCGCGTTGCAGTCGATCAACCCCTTGGCCTCGGCCTGCGACTTCCACTCGTCGTAGGCTTTCCCCCGGCGGTGGCCGTTGCTGGCCAGCACCTCGGCGGGAGGGATGGCGAGAACGTCACTCAACTTCTTTCCCTCACAGACAGCCGTGACGATGGTGTCAAACTTGCTGCCCGTGCGGGTTCCGGCGTTCCCCCCAAAGAGGGAGTAGCCTTGATCCATCCACCGCTGCGCCTCGCCGCCGTACTTGGCGACAGAGTGCAGGTAGGACCGGCCAAGAAAATCGTTCTGAGAGTGGTAGTCGGCATTGCTCATGCCCACAACCTTCCGTGGCAAACTGCTCATCTGTACACCTCCTTAAAAGAAGCCGCCTCCGTGCGGCGAACAGAATCCCTCCGATAGGAACGGCGGAACAAAACCGCCGCTCGGCCCAACTGTCCGAGTGCGAGGAACGTGAGCAGAGTGCCCACGCCGTGAAGAAAAATGACGACCACTAGCAAAGCTAGGACCGCCCCCCTTAGAATTCGGGAGAGCCACCCACTTGGGGGGCCGCTTCGACCGACTCTATCCAATTGAGCTAGGGGTGCCATATGCGAGCCGAGTATAGCAGGGGACTTGCTGGATCCAAAAGTGGGGGTAGTCTCACCCCCCTCAACCAGATCCACAAACTTGCCGAAAACAACATGACTCTCAGAGAGTTCGCGGAGGCTTACGCCCTCCAATCGGGGGCTTCCCCCGGTTACCGCGAGCAACTCGTTGTGCTGACCAAGCGGCTCCCTTGGGGGGTGGCCGACTTGACCGTCAGCAACATTGATGCGTACCTCACGCATGCCCTTGGTCATCTCGCCGCCTCCACGGTGAACAACCATCGCCGGATGCTTAGCACCCTGCGACGAGCCGCCCTCCGAGACGGCCTTGTGGTGAACGATTGTACACGGCCGATCCGCCGTGTCAAGCACACCTTGCCGATGGTCCGCGCTTGGACCCATGACGAGATGCGCCACCTGCTTGCGGTAGCCGCGGAGATGCCGGGGGGTACGCTCCATTGCCCGCACCGAATCCTGCTTCCCGCGTGGATTCTGGTCGGCTACAGCAGCGGCCTGCGGCTGGGGGATCTGCTGGCCATTACCTACGATTCCCTGCGAGGGGATCGTCTGGCTACGGTTCTGCAGAAAACAAGGCAGCAGCATGTCATCGTCCTTGACGCCAATGCTCTGGAAGCGATCCGTTCGCTTCCCCGGCGCGGCCCGAAGATTTTCGGAAACCTCGTCGGAAGGAGCCGGATGATAGTGGCCATGCGCGCACTGGTCAAGCGTGCGGGTCTGACAGGGTCAGGCAAATACCTGCGGAGAAGTAGCGCGACTTACGCCCAATTGGCTGGCATCGACGCCAGTGGACACTTAGGTCATCTGACCCCCGGCATGAAGCGGCACTACCTAGACCCCGTGATTCTGTCGGATCTGAAGCGGGCTGTGCCTAGCCTAGATATGGCCGGGATGCGCTAGAACTGCTGCGTCACCCCTAGAACCTGGAGGGGATCTAGTGCCAACTCTGCCTTCTTCTTGTCCCGTGCCCGCTTGGCGGCTTCGGACTGGACGATCTTATAGAGCAGGTACATGTCCCTCTGCTGCTTGGGCATGGAGCGCAGGACTTCGTCGGGGACGGTGACGTTTTCGTACGTGCGGACACCGGGGGTGGACTCAAGCATCTTGTTGAGCATCTGGCGCGCCGCCTGCTGCTTGGTTCTCTCTTGGTCGATGTCCTCAAAGGTCAGGCCGGTTCCAGCGTTGAAGAACACCTTGGGCAGGCGGTCTACAAAATTGGGGATCCGGTCATCCAGCAGCTGCCGCGCGACACCCAGCAGGCGCGAGCCGCCGGGAGCGTTGGAGATAGCCTGCTCCGCCAATCGGCCAACTTGGCCCAATCCCGCTGGCGCCAGGGGTTGTTCCAGCATGGAGTACAAGTCGGACATCTCTCGGCCGGAATAGAACTGTCTGTTGGTCAGGACTTCCAGCGGGCCTTTGATGAGCGGGTTGCTCTGGCCCAGCACATTGAGCAACGTGTTCTTAATACCGCTACCTGCCTTGTCCAGCAAGCTGTTGCCAGTGCCAGAAGAAACTAGATTGACGGGTCCGGCGTAAAACAAATCGATGTTGGACAGGTAACGTCGTAGCGGCGAGTCTGCTGGCAGCCCAAAGAAAGGAAGGTCTGGTGGCAGCGGGATGCTCGCCTTCTTCCGCATGTGTTCCGGCGTAAAGTTCTGCTCGGTCGCCTGCCCTCCGCGGTTCAGCGCCCGAATTGACTGCCCCATCATCCCGGCTGGATTGGTGGCAAGCTGGTCTGCAATGAGCGGCGTGATGCCCTTGGTGTATGAATAAAACGGAAACGCGCGTTTCAGCACGTCGCGCTCAAAGTTCGTAAAAGCCTCGGGGCGGTAGTCCACTTGGGTCAGGTTGGCGATGCGTGCAGCTTCGTTTGGTGCGTAGCCTTTGCGGATGAGCGTCAGGTATGAACCGTGCCGATTGCCAGCGTCAGTGAACTGAGCCGCTCGGTCGCCAGCCTCAAGGATGGGATTGGTGTTGCCGCTGGCCGTGGAGATGGAGAACGGATTCAGCCAGTCCCTCCAAGTCGCACGCTTGGCGCGGTCCAGTAGCGATTCGGTTTCTGGGGCGACAGCGCCAGGGTACATGCCTCGCAGCCCGGCGTTGCCCGCACCGGACAGAAGTTCGTCGTTCGCCGTGGAGGTGCCAAGCCCTTCTGCGCCCTGTTCGATCAGATACTGCCGCAGCTTGGCATCGTCGGTCGGCAGATCGCGGTAGCGGGGAAGGTCTTTGATCTTGCGAAGCAGGCCCGCGTAGTCGCCGTTGTTGATCTGGGTGCCAGTCAGCCAGTCGGATGGGCTGAACGCCTTTTTGGTGGCGGCAGAGAACGCGCCAGAATAAGCGTCTCGCGAGTACCGCGAGGGCCAGAGAAGTGCCAGCGCCTTAAACCGCTTGGTGTAGTTGTCGTACGACTCCAGCAGCGGCGACAGTTCCGGCGGCGTCTTGCCACGCTCTAGTGTCTTCGACCAGTCATCGATGTACTTCTTGTTGAAGCTGATGTCATCTAGGCTGTTGACTCCAAGCGTCTCGCGAAGAACGTCGGGAGCCGTTTCTCCGGTCATGCCGAGTGCCTTCAAGGCATCGGCTGCGGTGTAGTTGACGCCGCCGGTCACCGCATCAGCTGCCGTGTTCTCGGCCTGCCGCTTCAGGATCTTCAGCATCTCTTGGGCGTTGACCTCTGTCCTGCCACGCCCAAGCACGTAGCGAGAAAGCTCGTTGAAAGAGTTCTGCCCAAAGACAGGCAGGCCGGTGGCCGCGTGTTGCGGATCCATGCCGCGCACAAAATCGGCCAGCCTAGTGTGCAACTTGTCGCGCCACACCTCGCGCTCCGCCATCGGTATCTGCTCAGACACGGCGCTCAGCTGCGCACGCAAGGATGACAAAAGATTTGGGTCGTTACTTCCGTGCGGGACAGCTTGCAGTTGGTCGCGCAACGACTGAGCCTGCAGGTTCAAGGGGTGGTTGGCGGGGAGCGCAGGGGCCTTATATAGGTAGTTGCCCTCATCGTCCATGGAATCCATCCAGCCGTACAGATCGTTGCTGGGGCCGGACGCTTGGGACCAATCGACGCTCCCGTCCTCTCGTTGAATGAAGTCATCCAGAGAGGCATCTCGCATCTTGGGCGGGACGTTGTTCTGGGGATCAGCAAACCACCGCTCTAGGATCCCACGCACGTCCTCGTTCTTGGCACCTCGCAGAGCCTGCTGTAGATCCGCGTCCAAGGACATGCGGTTGAGCGTGTCGCTCTGACCCATAACGTCGTACGCCTCGTCACGCCCGCGCGAGAGGTTATCGTCAAAGGCAACTGGCTTAGAGCCGCGCGTCTGCTGCCTCTTGAGGCGCTCTGGCGGGACGGTCCCCTCTGGCCATTGGGGCACTTGCGGCCTGTCGAACGCAAGCTGCTGACGCGGAAACCAGTCGCCGCCCGTGCGAGAACGGAACTCCTCCAGCGGCAGGCCAAGTCTTTTTGCCTGCTCAACAGCCTCGTCGCGATAGCCGCTAACGTAGTTCATCAGCGTCTCAACGGCAGGCAAGTCTAAATACTGCGAGAGACTGCTGGGCGCATCGCCACCCTCGGCAACAACACGCAGCGCATCAGACAGGTCGGTGTCGCTGAGCGAAGACCCTGCTTCACGGAGTGCTTGGTTGGCGTCGTACTGCAAGCCCGACAGAGCCAAGCGATCCGCTCGCTCGCGCTGCTTGCGCGCCGCCATGATCGTCTGCGCATCCAGCTGCTTGTCGCGGTCAACGAATCCCATGACGCTTGGATCGAAAGCACTTTGCAACCCACGGGCGATGCGGCCCGTGTATGGGTTGGTCATCATGCTTTCGCCAAGAGCATCGCCAGTCTTCGCCGCCCAGTCACCGATAGCCTTGCCGTACAGGTCCGTGGCGTCGGACGAGAAGCCAGGAAGGCTGATGCGATTCATTCTGGCAAGAGGCTGATCCATCATGGCCTCAGTGCCACCGGCGCCCAAGAAGTCGCGCATGGCCGCGTCCCTGGCCGCTCCTTCTGGGACTGCCCCAAGCACAGACCGGGCCGTAGCCTCGCGCAACGCTTCGCGCTCGCCCTTGCCAAGCACGTTGCGAGCATGCACGCCAAAATCATCCAGAAGTCCAGCCGTCTGCACAATGTTCCCGGCGGCGGTCTTGGCACCCTTGCCCACAATCTGATTGAGCCCAAGCGAAGCGTACGTGAGCGGATCCAGAAGCAACTCAGCCGCCAGCCCGCCGCCGAAGTTGCCCCAATTATCCTGGTCGCCAACCATGCCGTACTGGCGCAGGAGTTCGCGGCCGTCCACGCGCTCATCGGTTGTATCCCACAGAGCGGACAGGGCTTTGCCGGGACCGCCAGACAAGCCGCCGCGAACTATGGCGCCGGGCGTATCAAGCAACCAACCCAGACCCGCAAGGCCAGACGATCCGGCGGAAGCCAGCGTCTGAAGCATGCCACGCTTCTCCTCCTCGGGCATGAGGTCAGACAGCTGGGCCTTGCGTTTTCCGAGAGGGGCGATGCCTAGAGGGTCAAGCTCTTCGTCATTGCGAGGCAGCAACCCCAGCTGGGCCTGCTGTTGCAGGAGTCCATCGGGATCATAGATGTCAAAGAGTGGGGAGCGTGGCATGGGCCGTTAGTAGGAGTACGACGGCTCCAGTGCGTCTACGGCATCCGGCGGCTTGGCGGGCGTAGTGGCGACCGGACGGCCGTGCGACTGCGCTATTGCTTCAGCCTCTGGCCTGCTAAGACCGTATTGGTTCATCATGTAATTAACCATTCGGTCATGGTCGCCCTGCGAGTACGCCCGCGTGCCCACGTTAGACTGATGCCAAGTATCAAACTCTGTCTTGGCGCGGTCGCGCCGTTGCTGCTTGGCCGCATCCGCCGCGATGCCGGCGGCAGGGCCACCAAGTCCACCCGCAGCACCAAGGTTAATTCCGTTCAACAGCCGCATGGCGTTCTGCGCACCCATCGCATCGACGGTCAGCGGGGTGGTGTTGTCCATGTCAGGGCGCAAAGCATTGGCCATGACGGCACGCTGCCAGTCATTCATCGCTGGATCGCCCAGAGCGTTGAAGGCATTGACGGCATTCTTGGCGGGGTTGCGTCCGGCCAGCATCATCTGCGAACGCCATGCCGACTCGCGCTTTTCGGCATCAGCTTGTCGGGCAGCTTGCACTTCCATCCGTGCGCCCACGCCAGAGCGCACTAGTTGCGGCTTGGCGGCGCCCTGCGCAGCAGGGGCACCCTGCTGGGCGATGAACTGCCCTTGGCCGTTGGGCTGAGAGGCGCCGGGACCAACGGGCACCTCTAGGTCGGTGAACAATTCCGGGTGCTTCGCCCTGAACTCGGCGGGCGTCATATTGGCCGCAGCGGCCATGCGGTACAGCTGACGCTCGGAGTTGTATGCAGCCTGCCGCCGCCTCGCCAAGTCGGTCTGCTTATAGACCACATTGTTCTGCGAGATCGGGCCGGGCAGCACGTCTGTATTGAACTTAGCGACCGGCTGGCCGTCGGGGCCGATGATGCGATTGCCTGTTTCATCCAGCATTGGGGCTTCCATGTCATGCCGCTGACCGGCCCGGCCGGGCGTGCCAGGAAGACCGTCAACCCCACCAGTGGGCGAAAGCCGATACGCGACCGTCCCATCGGGATTGGTAACCGGACGATAGCCTCGGGCCTCCATGTCCCTGTCTCGTCCAGACGGCGTGTACATGCCGTCACCAACGGGCGTACGAATGTTGTAATCGCGGGCTTCGCGCTCGGTGTACAACGGCTGCGGAGGTGCAACGCGAGAACCGTCAGGCATGCGGACTCCCGGCTCTCGCATGGGGTTGTAGCCCTTGGCGCGCAACTGCTCTGGCGTCAGCGGGATATCGTCGGGCGCCAATGCCGGCGGCGCGATGTCGGGCCCCACCGGCGCGCCAGTAGCCTCGTTGTAGTCGGACTCAAACCGCGCCTGCCGGTCCTTCGCACGCTTGTCGCCTTGCACGCGCTGCGCCAATGCGGCGTTGCCTTCGGGCGTGTTGTCCTGGTCGTACAGGCCACGCGGACGGTCACCACTGCGGGCCAACTCCTCGTCCGCCAACCGCTCGGCGTCTTCCTGAGAAAGCCCCGCAGCCACATACCGTCGCACCATCTCGTCGCGAGTCACATTCCCACGCACAGTCCAGCCACGCCCCGGGGCGGTGCTGGTTCTCACAACCGGATCGGGCGTGATCGGCGTGGCAGAAGCGTCAAGCGGATCAACGGTGCTGGGCCTGAGATCAATGGACATCGTATCTCCTATCGGGTCTGTGCTACGTTGCGTTGCTGGTCGCCCATGGCCTGAAGCCTTCGCACTTCAGCCATGATCTGCTGGGCCTGCGGAACTTCACCGCCCGCCTTGCGGCGCATCTCGTTCAACTGAGCGATGAGAGCCTGGGCTTGGCTGTGCGGATCGCTGGCCCCCTGCTGCGGAGGCGTGGCGTTGCGCTTCTGATTGCTGAGAGCCAACAGCCGGTTGATCTCCGCCGTCATCTGCTTGGCTTCTGGCACCTCGCCGCCAGCCTGCCGCCGCATCTGGTTCAGCTGAGCGATCAGTTCTTGGGCCTGCTCGCGCGGGTCGGTGGAAGACTGCACTGCAGGTGCCGGGCGAGCCTCGCTAGCAAGGTCTGCCGTTCCTTCCGTGGAGGTCAGCGGCTCGTCGCCGGCGGGCTTGGGGGGCGCGGCAGTAGGCTTCGGCGCCGCGGCGGGAGGCGCAGCCTTGGGGGGAGTGGCTGCGGCTTCCGGCGTACCGCCAGCACCAGACAGAGCAAGCGCACCTGCTCCTAGCGCGCCAGCACCAGCTACGCCGGCCCCAATAAGGGCAACATCCTGCATGAGTTCGCCGCGCTGGGCGGACGCCTCCATGGCAGCACGCATCTTGGAGGAGTTGGCATTGGCCTCTTGGATTGCAGCCTGGGCGGGCTTGGCGAACGGCTGGTTGCGAAGGTTTGCAGTGCGCCCCTTCAGGAGGTTGTCGTATGCGGTGGCCCGCTGATCCATCTGATTCCAGAGCGGCGAGCCAAGTTGAAGGTCTGGGGCCGACTGCGGGTCCAGCGGCGCAACGTCGGGGAAAATGTTATGCGGGCCTCTAGAGCCCTCTGTGGCGTCAACCCAGTGCGCGGTCCTCATGCGGTCTAGATAGGCGCCTGGGTGCGTGGGGGCGGACGGCGCTGGAATGTCACCCAGAGGAAGCTCAGCCTGCCTTGCGGCGCGGGCGGCAATGGCCGGGTCGATAACCACTTCGGCGGCGGCTCGCGCAGCGCCCGGGGGTGGAAGCACAACGCCACCTGACGTGAGCATGCGGCGAATAGCATCGACAGCGTCATCCGCGTAACGCGCAGGGTTGGGCATTACTTCTTCCCCTTCTTCTTCGGAATCTCGGGCATCTCTTCGCCGTCCAGCGGGCCGTCATCGTCTTCGACCATCGGGGTGTTGGGCTTGCCGTGCATCTCGTCATGGAGATCGGCTAGATCGTTCTTCTGCTTGTGTGGCTTGCCCTCTGACTTCTCTTCAGAGTCGTTGTGCTTGCCCAGCTTGGCGACGATCTTCTTTTCCTCTTCGTCGCTGGCGGCGAGCAGCTGCTTCACCAGCCTCTTCAGGCCAGCCTGCGTCAGGTCATCCAGGTCAAAGTCGATGCGGGCCATTAGTTAAGCAAGCCTCCAAGAAGCGAATTGACGAAGCTCATCTGCTGCTGCTGTCGTTGCAGTGCCATCATGGCGTTGTCGTTGTTTTGTTGTTGCTGAAGCGCGCCGAGTTGCTGGGCGTACTGCTGCTGTTGCTGCTGACCCTGCAGTTGCGTGTTTGCGTTGGCTGTGGCATCGCCGGCCTTTTGGCTGTACGCCTCGGCAATCCCAGACGCCAGTTTCTGCGAGGCATCAATGCCCGCTTGGCCCCACTGCCCACCACCGCGCGACATCCCGCCGCGGTCATACTGCTTCACGTTGAAGCGAGGGTCGCCCGCTGCCATCGCATTGGCGTAGTTGTTGTTAAATACCGACTGCGTGGTCTGCGGCGTGAATCCGGCAGGGCGCGGCTGGTTGACGGTGACGCTGTTCTGGTTCATCCAAAGAGCCCTGAGAGCAAGCCGCTATAGGCATTCATAGCCGCCCCGGCGCGCGAGGTTTCCAGTTGTCTCTGCTGCTGTTGGGCAGATGCCATCTGCTGCAGGCCAGCAAGAGACAGGTCGTTCTGCGCCCGCTGCTGCTGAAGGCCGTAGTCGGTATTGGCCTTCTCTGCAGAGTGCCGCAGCTGCGCCATGTTCTCCTGGCCGCGCGCACTAAGAATGTCTTGGTGCGAACCGGGGTAAGCGTAGGGCGACTTCCGAAGCATGTCGGTCTTCGCTGAAGACAGGAGCGCCTCGGTGATCGGCGGCGCATTCTGCAGGCCGCTGTTGTATGTAATCATGCAGCCCCCAGCTGACCGTTGGCGAACGCAAGCGCATCACGCATCTTGGCAACCTGCTGCGCGCGCGTGTCAAAACCATAATAAGACTTGTGAAAGTCACTCAGCGCGTTGGGCATGCGGTCCTCCATCATGGAGTCCATGAGGCCAGAGGTCAGCTGGGACTTGCGAGCCTCAAGCATGTTCTGCGTCGGCGTCTTCCACTGCGGCAGATTGCCGATGGTGGTCTTGTAGGTGTTGTCGATAAACCTGTTGGAGTCGCCATAGGCAGACTTAGCGTCGTTCCACCCGGAGCCCATCTGGCCCTGCACGCCACCAAGCCGGTTCGCGGAGTCGCCGTAGCCATAGGTCAGGCCAGACAAAACGTCCGTGACGTTGATGTTCTGCGGGTCGCGCGGGCGGGTCTGGTTGGCGTAGTAGTCCTGCATGCCCCGCTCTGAAGCATCCAGGTTCAGTGCATTCATGCCATAGAGCCCGCTCAACGCTTGGCCCATCATCTGCGACGGCATGCCGCGCGAGGACATGTGCTGGCCGGTAAGCGTGTTGACGCCGCCGGCATAGTTGCGATCCAGTCGGTCGGCAATGTCCGTGGAGTTCAGGTCGCCTCGCACGGAATCCAGCCCGGCCATGGTGCGATCCAGCATGCCACTCAAAGCACCATTCGTCTGGGGCGCCGCGGGAGCGTCAGACCCATACGTGCCAGAGGCCAAGGAGCCTTCCGGCCCAGTGGCCTGGAATCCACCGCCGCTGCCGCCGCCACCACCACCGAACAGGCCGGGGAGCGAACTGGCGATGCCGAACCCAAGGCCAGCCTTGGCGTAGGAGTTCCCCAAAGATCCGATGGCGTTGTTTCTGCTCTGGCCCAGCTGACTCAGGCCGGTCTGATTGGCCGCACCCAGATCCGACATCGCCTTGTTGTAAGCGGCTTGGTTCTGCGCCCACGCCTGCATGGCGGAACTAGTGGCGGAACCGGCCGCGCCAAGAGCCGCGGAGCCGATGTTGCCGATGGCGCCCTGCTGAGCAGCAGCTGCCATGGAGTTGTAGCCGTTCTGGGCGTTCTGGTTATTCAGCGCGTTAGCCTGCGCCTGGGCGACATTACCAAGCCCGGCGGCATAGGCCCCATAGTTGCTGGCATAGGAGTTGCCAAGGCCAGCCAGGGCCTGCATGTAGCCGTTCTGTCCCTGGACGAAATTGCCGTAGTTCTTCTGCCGCTGATCGGCAAAGGCTGCGGGCTGTGCTGCCAGAACCTGCTGTGTCTTGTAGACCTCTGGGAGCGCCGCCGCCCCCACGCCGGCATTAACCGACCCCCAGGTCTTATCAAAGTTTCCAAAAGTAGCCATGGTGTTCTCCTACTTGTTATTGTCCTTCTGGGCAGCTTTCTTTCGCGCATTGGAAATTGCCCGTCGAACAAGCACTTTTGCGCCCATTCGGACGAAGGGAAGCCCCCTGGCATCGGCCTGTTCCTTCAGCCAATCCAAGATGGTTTCGATGTTTTCCGCACACCATCCGGGGGTTTCCGCTTCCCGGCGATCCATCTCTGCGGCACGGGCGTTACAAGAACAATTGGGGGTGGCGACAATTCCGATGTACTTCAGCAGGGCTTTGAGTTCCGTGCCTGGGCCAGCAGGCTCCTTGGCGCGGGGGTAGTTGGGGTGCGTTTCGTCCACTACGTAGATGTCGCCACGCACTTCCACTACCGACTTCATGGCGGTGGCGAGGTCGTAGCCGCGTTCGCGGCAGCGGGCTTCAAAGTGGTGTCGCGGTCCTTCGATCATGGGAAAGAGTTACCGACTCTGTAGCAGGGCGTCACGGCGATGCCGCCTACGCCTGGGTTGGTGGTCGGCCCATTGCAATCGCAGCCGGAGCTAGTGCAGGCGGAAAGCAGGGTCCACCACAGCGGCGTGCCATCTTCAGCCAATCGATCAAGTCGCCACCGGCAAGAGCCAGTGCAATTTGAAGCGGGAGTACACACGCCATTGACGCACGTCTCATTGGCTGCGCAGCAAACGCCATTGCAGCACTGGCTGGCGCTGCATCGATTGACGCATACGCCACTGACGCAATCTTGGCATGCGCCGCACGGTGGGTCGCAGGGCGTCGGATCCGGGTCAGGCGGAGGGTCTGGGTCGGTGTTCGCCCTGCAGCTGCTGACGCACGCTGCCATCGACGTGAACCGCCGCCGCCCGTCTGAGCAGAACCCGGCATTCTCTTGGTAGCACATGCCGCTCTGACTATCGCAGCAGTAAGACTGAATAGGCCCCGGGTCTTCCGGCGGCGGAGGGGGAGGGGGTGGTGGTGGTGGGCCAGAGCCATCTCCTGGGCAAGTGGTGGCGGCTCCTGCAAATTCACCGCCCCGGTACACGCAGTCGCATGGGTTGGTTTGGATGCAGGAGTAAACGCCGTCCGCGTTCAGCCAACAGGCACCGTCCCTGCAATCATTGTCTGATGACCAAGACAGGCCGCTGCATGCCTTGCAGTTGCACCGGGCCACTCCGGTTGTGCAGTCCGCGCGGTTGCAGCACCGGCCGGGATTAGTACACGTCATGGGGCCAAGTAGTCGATGGCGTCGGTCGGAGCGTCGGTGGCCAGATCAACAGACAGCGTCAAATCCTGCTCCCAGAGTTTGATAGTGCAGTCATCGTTCACCGTCGCCTTAAACACATACGGGAGGGTCAGGGATCCCTGAACGTCCACTCGCGTCACAAATTTCTTGCGGGCGCGCCGCCC